CATACAGTGAATTAGCCCCCTTAGTCTTCTAGCTATACATAGTGTTCATATAAGACTGAAGATTGCAATCCTTTGATATTATACTTACTCCTCCACCATTAGATCTACATATTTCATTCTTATTAGAGTCATACCAATAAATGCTATTACTAGAGTTTGTAATACTTCTATCATTAACTACTTCTGTACCATTTAATGTACTGATATAGTCATATCTATCTAGTATACCACCAGTACCTAATACTAGTTGACCTACATTATTATCTTGTATCAGTGACCTTTCATTTACAGATAGTATACCAAATGCATTATTCTACCAGAAATATAATCTGTTAAATATACTTCGTATATTTGTTATCTCTCCGTACTGATAATCTACATCTATAAAATCAGAAGGTTTGAATACAGACCAGTTATCTATGTTTTCATTGATAGTTTTAGCCTGTGATACATACACTCTATTAGCTGATTTTACATTTGCTTCATCATATAGTCCTCTAGTACTAAATAATTTAGCGTCTGGAGTTACAGAGTAAACATCATTATACAAGTAAAATGGTTTACTCTAGGAATGGAATTGCTGCATTTGAGTTGGTTCTAACTGCATAAATGCATCTACAGTACCTACTCCAGCATTATAGGTTCTATTAGTCATTTCACCCATAGATAATTTTAAGTTTATAGAACTTTCTAAAGGGATATAAGCTCCAAAATACCGCTTATTTTCATTCCATTCACCTATATCATTTCTCTAGAATATCATCTAACATGGGTAATCTAATATACCTAAGTAAGTGTCACCACCAAAAGCACATACTGTACTATTAGTTTTATTACCATATGCTCCAATAGGAATATAAGTACTACTAGTTCTAGATGAATAAGTATTGCCGCTGTAAGGAACTATTGCTTTTTTAACATTGACTACAGTTACAACACAATCATTCATCATATTAGAGTCTCTATAAGCAGAAACTCCTTCTATTCTTTGTTTATCCTACTCAGAAGATTGTAGTATCATACACGGCCCAGCTGGGCCATAGGTAACAACATTATCACTATTTCTGGCTTTATAAAATTCACTAGTAGCCCAATTAGTATAAACAATATCTCCAATGTTTATTTTGTATGGAGCTACACCACCGTTGTTAGTTACATTGTACGGTATATTTTTTGCTAATTTAGCATCCGCTATGGTCTACTCTGCTGAATTATAAATAGAAGATCCTTTAGAGTAGAATTTTTGTATATAAGCCCCACAGAAATCATCCCTGTGAATATTAAATACTTGGATAGCGTTTTCAGATTGACTGTCATCTTTATTATTTACTTTAGTCCATTCTCTGTATTTAGAAGAATTCACAGTAGTACTATTAGGTGGGTATACACTTTTATTATTCATTCCTACCCAATTTTGTACATTTACACCTGTAGTTGTATTAACTTCTGCTGTACTAAAATAAGAATGAATGAGACCTTCTTGTTTAATATAAATATTATCTTTGAATACTTCCTCTGCTTTTTCTCCATTAAAACAAACTTCAGGAGATATGAATCTCCAATATCCAGATGCTATGTCATTATTATCTATAGTACTAGTTCTTTTAAAAACAGAACCATTAAGACTCATTTCTATACCTCTACGTTTGTTCATTAAGAATGGTATAGGTCTGTATTCATTTGTATCCTTAGATGCACCTCTACCAACTTCACCGTTTTCTCTATCTTCAACTATCTTATAGTTATGTAATGAAGTAATTACTCCCTGAGATACAATAGTTTTATCTTGTTCAGTACGATCACATCTAACTATTTCATATGATACAGCATCTATTGGGAAATTCTTTACTGTAAATCTAACTCCTATAGGTAAAGATTGAAATGTATTCTTTCCTGCATCCTAAACAAATGCAGGAAAAGTAGCCAAGTTAGGAAATCTTATATCTCCTATCCATAGTACTGGAGAAGCTATAGATTTACTATTGTAAAATACTATACCAAATCTATACACCTCATCACGTTGGTAACTTCTAAATAAAGCAGATATAATTGGATCAGCGTAGTTCTTTTGTCTAGTAACAGGCTTTATTTGTTTAGTAGCAACTGCTACCTATTTATTAAAGAATGTATCAGTAGGGTCTACATGAAATATAACCACGCTTTTTATTCTCTCTGAAGTGTTGCTAATTCCTACATTATTTCTTAAACCGCCATTTAAAATAGATATATAATCTTCATTTAATTCTGTATATATGAAATCATATTCTATATTTAAACCATTCCCGCCTAATTGCTCATTCTTACCATAGACATACGGTAATATAGTTAATTGACCCTCAATGTCTCTTTTAGCATTATATGGATTGATACAGTCATGATACATAGGAACTTTACGCATAGTGTCATAGTCTTCAATTCCAAAGTACATATAATCATTTGGATCTGAAGTTTCTATTCTTACACTACCATCTTTATTTGCTCTATAAGCTCTGGCATCATATTCTACTAAATTACCATTATCTTCTATCATAGGAACCCAAGAAGTTTCTGTAATATTAGATGCAAACAATCTATTCTATACAGAAGTAATACTATTACATATAAATGCATAACTAGTAAGAGCATTAAATTCTTCCTATGTTAATACACTCAATTGATTACTACCAGCATCCGTATAGCTTATAGTATCTTTATCAGTATCTATTTCAATATCATCTATTATGGTATAACTAGGGATAGAGTTATTATCTTTATAGAATATACGTATAATAATACATCTACTAAAATCCTTAGTACTCAAAGGAGCTTGTATAGTGCAACCTTTGCCAGTATATGAGTCCTTTTGTGAACCATAATGATTGATAAGACTAGCACTAATACTAGAAGCATCTAGATGTACACAATCACTTAAACTAGATATAGATGTCTGTTGAGAATGAGGATTATATAGTCTATAACAATACTATACCATGCCAGCTTGAAAGTTACCAGATACAATGTCTGTAATTTCAAACGGAGGTAATATTGCATTAGGTATTATGTCAATACTATCAGGATTAAGTATATTACCATCTGCATCTACTAAAGGATTATCGACATTAGGGTACTTTATATACTTATCACTCATAATGTTGATTACTTTAATAGATGAGTTTCCATCAGTAAAGTAAGCTTTAATATTGGACTGTGTTTCGTAATTTAATACTATACTTAACTGATTTGAATCAGCTTTTTCACATAGTTTTAATTTACCCTATAATACAACAGTACTAATTAAATTAGGAGAATCAAAATTCTCTATACGATATATTTTGTTATAACCGTCAACTAACTTAGTAACAATTACTGCAATATCATTTATAGTAGCTGTACCTATTATTTCTTCTGTACCTTTAATGCCGTAATTATATTTCTTAGCGCCTTCTACACTCTAAAGAACACCACTAGTACTAGAATCATCAGTAATTATACGAACATCTTGACCATATCTATATTGATTATTCGGCAATATAGCTGCATCACTGTCCATATTCATACCACCATAAAATGTATTTATTTGAGCTGTATTACTAATCATAATCTATTCTAATTATAAAGTATTTGTTCTTCACCAGTAGTACTAAAGAAAGTATCATGGTCATTAAATTCTGGATAAAGCTTATGATAAGTGTTTTTAATACTTTCCAATTCATCTACTCCAGGTAACATAGCTTCAGCATAAGCCTACTTTCTATAATAGTTCCAACTAGTCTTCATTTCTAAGTAATCCTATTGGGATATTTGTCCCTTTAGCTTTCTCGGATACATTAATTTTAATGTAACATACCACAATAATGCTTCTTTATAGGATTCCATATCTGGTATCATAGGCATACCTTCTTCATCAGTAAATATAGCATAATATTCTATTTTGACAAATCCGGTAGGTATATTAGTCATAATATAACCTGGTTTTGTCATGTACTATAAATCAGCACTGTACATCGTTCCATCTGTATGAGCAAACTTACCATTTACATACCTATTAGATGGACTAGCTACAGTATATTGGTTTACTAAAGCACTTAAAGTATTACGCATATTAGAATCTGAATTAAGCTTATCTAAAGCTTCTCTATCAGATACTAAATTAAACATATTCTTTACTAATGGTATTAGACCAGCATCAGGTATCAACATACAGGGTCTATCAATACAAGTATCGTGTTGAACCCCAAAGCTAGAAGTAGCTTTTCGCATAGGTAGCCAACCACCATTATTCTAAAATGAAAAAGCAACCTATCCAAGTTTATATAGATCACATGGTAATGCTGCCTAATGACAATTAACTGGTAGTACTGCTACTTTGTGTTCATATTGTTGTATAGCTCCAATCTTTAGCATTCCTTCGCAAATCCACTCAGAAATATCAGAAATTTTAATCTGATCCTCTTTTAAGTCTAAATCCGCAATGACCTTTGCTAGAACAGTCTTAGAGCTAATCATTCTATTGTTTATCATAATTCTGGATAATCCTTTAACTTATTAAAAATAATTTGAGCGAGTGTGCGTTTGTTTTCTCTTGAAGCTATGAACTAATATTTACCTTTATTAGTTAGTAAACAATTCTTTTTAGACCAGTGAAATCTATATTTCCATCCACCACAATGCTCGTTGAGCAAGTATACGGGTTTACCTATTTCTTTAGTGGCTTTCCAATCCCATCTTAAACTCTTACCAGAGAATTCTTTTGGCTAATGTTTGATTACTTGTAATGTACCTAATCTGCATGGGAGTTTGAATTCTTTGCAATTGTACATTATTTCATCACGTATGTATTTAAAGTAATCAGTTACTATTGCTTTATAAGTTTTTAAATCTACATCATACTATGTATTAGGATCAATACTCTTTTTATAGTTTGTGTAGAAGTCAGCAACAGTATAACTCTTACGTCTGTATTTTACTCTTTCTCTCATTTACTATATCTATTCTAAGTATCGTCCTTGGAATCATTAGTAACATCACTAGGTTGTGTTACTAATATCTTTAATTCTTTCTCAAGTATCATCTAAGTAATAGTAGGTATCATAGATGCTGGTATTGGATAATCACTGTCTGGATTATAACAAGCTTTCTCCTCTGTAGGATCTTCTGCAATTACATCTACTTCTATATACTCTAACTAATTAGAATCTCCTTCTACATATACTTTATTACCTCTAACCCAAGCAATATAGTCTTTACAAGTAGCTTTTCTGTATCTTTGTAATTTAGCTTTAGTATAACTACCTAACTAAATTAAATTACCAAACATATCTCGTATAGCTACTACACCAGGTCTATTCTTAAAACCAATTAAAGTTGGCAATTCTCTATCGCCAACATATATAAACTTACCTGGTACTATTTCCTCTCTATCTAAATGAATAGGTCCAAGAGTAGTCTTATATGCTTCATCAATATCATAGCCTTTGTCTATAGCTTGTTTAATTAGCATAGCCCTATAACTCTTGATCCACATCTCAATCTAATGTCTAGATAGATGTTCAGATTCAGTAATATTACTATTGCGCGCTATTAGTAATATATTATCAATTAAGTTATTAAGTGACATATTATTTATAATTAACGTTAATACATCCTAAAACGCATTTTAAAGCTCATAGCGGCATTTTATGGCTAATTGCTTACAATCCCTTTAGTTATGTAATAGCTCTTCTTACACAGTCTTAAAACAAAAAAAAGGTTGACCTTATTGATCAACCTCTTTCATTACATTCTACATATTCTGTGGTAACATCTATTTCATGGGTGGTGGAACCATAGAACTTGCTTGTTTAATTATATTCTTTAATTCGTTTACTTCATCTTGTAGTTCCTTTAACCTAGGATCCTCTGTATTAGTAGGTTCCTTTGGTATATCTAGTTTCTCAAGTAAAGCCTAGCACTTACTCATTTCTTCCTCACCCTCGTGTTTCTCCAGTTCTTCTTCGTAGCATTCCATTTCAGCTTCTCTGATTTTATCACACATTACGTAAATGTAGTAGTACCACATTTTACCTTCGTCTATATCTTTGTCATTAAGCCAAACCTTTGCGAATTCAACGTAATGTTTAGTGTTATTAGAACCAGTAATGTTCATAATAACTCTATAGTAATCAGAATATACCATGTTTAATGCTACATACCAATCGTAACGATTGTATTTACCAGTTAAGGAAATACCATACTGACTGGCTAATGTGGTAGTCTCTTCTATAGACCAATGCGGTCCACGAGTACCATCCTCATTTTCCATTTTCATTACAGCTTTACGAGCGTGTTCCTCATTGAAGTGCGGACCATGTTCCATCTCGTAAGCCTTAACACGAAATATTCTATGCATATTATTATTGATTAATAATTATTGAATATATTATTTACTTAGGTAACTCAATGATACGAGTATCTGTTACCTTTATTAAAGGGTTTGAATTTACAATCTGATAATTTTTGATACGAACTTTTTTGAAATCAAAGTGGAAGAACCTAAGTAGCCAGTTTTTGTAGAAACGTTTATATTCTTTCTTATCTTCTACAAATATAATTTGTTGATTTTTTATATCAATCTTGGCTGTTAGGATTGAGTCCTTTCTACTAACTATGATAGTTGTTAAATCATTGAGCTTTAGCTCTTCGTTAAAGTCTATTAACTTTTCTTTGATTACTGTTTTCACAGAATCATTAATCTAGGTATTGATTACACTTGCGTCAGTTAGGTTCTTGTCTTTGATTTTTAATTCTTTCTTAACCTTATTAACTTGCTATATTAAGCTATCTTTACTGTGGTTAAGTTCATCTATAGTAAGCTAAAGTACTCTGCTATTATCCTGAGCATTGGAAGCTATTTCTTCATATGCTCTTATGTTGTTAGTTATTCTGTCTATTTCTCTGTTCTTATTCTGTAGCTAATTATGTTGATAAAAAATAGTCGCAATAAGTAAACTAACTAAACCTACTGCGACTACTTTGAAATTCTTTCTTAACCAATTAACTACGCTTATGACTGGTATCATCTGAAAGTTCATCATCTAATTTGACATCTAATATCTGTTCCCCTTTTTTCTTTACTAATTTCTTAAGTAAAGTCCATACTTTCCATCTGGGATGAAGTTTACCTAAGTGTTCAAGTAAAGTAAAGAATTCTACGAGTGCTATAGCTCCAGCAACAAATTCTACAGCATGTAAATTAATTGAAGTTACTATAAACTTCTCTATAGTGAATGCACCACAGATTGTTACAATAGCATCTCGTATTTTATAAAATATCTTAGAAAATAATCTCTTAGATTTACTAACAATATCGGTTGTCTCCTTCTTCTTATTTACCTTACATTCATATATTGTATCTAAAATTATAATAGCAGCTAAGGCTAAGATAGGGACATAAACCGGAGAGTATAGAGATATTAATCCACCAATCGCACTGATAGTAAACTTCTCTACACTGCTAAACATATTTTTAAATATCGGCATTGTCTGTTCTCCTAACTGATAATAATTCATAGATGATAGTTTGATAAGGTAACCAAAAAAGTCCCAGTAGATTCAAAAAGGGGTTTAAAAATCAACTGAGACTAAATGACATTTGTTCGAGATTATATTTATATAACGACAGATTTAATAATGTGTTACTAACTCAAAAAATGTTATTGACTGAAACCAATAGCGGTTCTTACGAGCTTCTAGCATATTCAATCAACTAATGATACTTGATTGTCTTCTTTAGTAGATTGATACCATTACAATGTTTCATCCAACCAATATGACTACAGACTTGCTACCTATATTCACTATAAGTCATATGCTTAAGTTTATTCATAGCAGCAACTTTCTTACACATTTTGTGTTTAATATTCTTTCTAATCAGAGTATAATCGTGATAGATTTTATATCCTACAAAAGATATACTTCTATCTTCTACTCTGAATATCTGATAATTACTTTTAATTTCTAATTTAAGTGTGCCTAACTGCTCTCTTATTTCATCAAGTAATTGTCTTAAGTATTCTTTATCACTATGAAGTATTACCATATCATCTGCATATCTGAAGTAATACTTTACAGCTTTATCCTCTTTAAGCCAATGATCAAAGTATGACAAATAAAGATTGGCAAAGAACTAAGAAAGATAATTACCAATAGGAACTCCTTCTACAGAGTCTATAATACCATCTAATAATGCAAGTAGCTTATTATCTTTAATCTTCTTTCTAACTATCTACTTTAATATTTCATGGTCTATACTTGGATAAAACTTTCTTACATCTAACTTGAGACAATATACTGTATTCTATTTATCTTTCAATGCGCTTTGTACATCATATAATGCCTTATGAATTCCTCTCTTCTTAATACAACTATAAGTATTAGTAATAAATACAGAACGCCAAATTGGTTCTAATATATTCATAATAGCATGATGAACAATTCTATCAGGATAATAAGGTAATTTAAATATAAGTCTTTCTTTAGGTTCTCTAATTATAAATGTATCATACTTAGAGGTAGTATAAGTTTGATTTATCAGTGTACTTTGTAATCTAACCAATAAACTATCTTTATACTTGTCAAACTCCTTAATATCATTTCTATTACTCTTATTCTTTCTAGCTTTCTTATCAGCTAAATATAGATTGTCTATTGAAACAATCTTTTCAAATAAATTATTATATCTTTTCATCTGAAGCACCTAAGTGAGTCTTCACCGAAGTTACCAACACACTCGTTTAGATTAGTTATCTTTTGCCAAGAGGCAAGGTCTCGTTCCTCAAAAATAATCTGAAAATCACTGATAGTTCTCTGATAATCGTGCTTCATTGTACTGACATTAGCATTCGCATTACTAAGGTCATTGTTAGAATTCAGATTGAATAAACCTGCATTGGAACTATTACTCGTGTTAGCCCCTATCTAACTTACTTGTTCAATCCAGAACGACAACCTATTTGTTAATAATTAAGGGATATATACCAGACGAGTACCGACAATAGCATGCGCACGACCAAGGCCAAGGTCAGAAGTCAGACTGAATAAACCCGCAGAGGAACCATTACCCGCGTTAGCCCCCAACAGTAAAGTTCTGTCAACTTCTATAGCATTCGTCTAACAATAATCACAGAAATACGTAGTAGAATTAGCTCCATCTTCCTAACAGAATAAGTCAGCAGCTGCATTGTTTGTAATGCGTTTAACCCATTGTCTGTTGGTAGTTAGAGTAGTTAAACCACTGTCTTCATATAACGATTTATCTATGCCAAAATTCTCTTTGTTGTTGGTGACGTATATCTTATTGTCTGTTCCTGTTACAACAATATCACAACAGTTCTTCCATATATGACCAAATGGATTCTCAATACCTCTATATCTATTAGCGTATTGACTGGCTTGTGTTTCAGTACCTTCTGCATCTGTATTAACGTATGAATACTGTACTTGACCAGAACTATTACCTAATGAATTAGTAGTACCTGTAGGTACAAAAGCCCATCTATCAGCGCCGTTTTCTTTCTTAGTTCCATTAGTAATACCATTACCAAGCCCACCCTGATGATAACCTTCTTCAGTTAATGCAGTATTAACTGCTTTCTAACTATTAAGGGTAGCATATTCTACTACATAACACCAAGTAATAAACTTATGTATCTCATAAGTATAGATAGCATAACTGTTACTTCTATCATTACGAGCTTGTGTCAAGAAAGTAGTTCTACTAGTACTTACAGTAGGTACTTGATTTCTAATTGAGTATAAAGTACTGCCGTCCCTATAAGCTTCATATGCAGAGCAATACTTCTTACTAAACTTAGTATATCCTTCTAAAGGATATAAAGACATTCTGATTTCCCAATCATAGTCTCCGTGTACTACTACAGTATAGTATGCATCAGGTAATTCAACCATATCATTACCATCTTCAATGCCATTAGTTACTTCAGAACCATCTTCGTAATGATCCCAATCTGTAGCATTAAAGTATTTAATAGTACCATCAGAAGTAAGTCTACAGCCTTTGAATAATGATTGTACTGGTAGGTCTTTATGCATTTGCATATTACCAGTTCTTACTCCATCAGGACTACTACCTGTAAAACGTACTCCATACCATAAGTCACCTGCAGCATATATCTAAGAACCGTTCAACCACATCTCTTGAACGGATTTCCCATTAGCAGCAACTTCTTGGAATGTTAAATTATTTAAACCAACTTGTCCCATAATTAAGCTGAAAGTTTAATATACAATATACCAGGAGTCTAACTACCTACTTCAGGTATTTCATTTACTACTTTAATCTGAGTAACATCTGTAGAAGTTACTTTATTAGCTACAGCAGTATTTATCTTATTATTTGCTTCACTTTTAGTATATACATCAGACTTATTTGCTTTAGTACCTAATTGATTAGTTATAGTAGTAGCAAAGTTAGGATCGTCACCTAATGCAGCTGCTATTTCATCTAATGTATTTAAAGTTTCAGGAGCAGAGGCAACTAATCTGGCACATTCGGCTTGTGCTATTTCGATAGCCTTAGCATCTGTTTCTAATTTAGTATAAGCATCATTAATACCATAACCTGCCAATGTAGTAGACTTATTTGCTTTACCGTTTAGGTCATTGGTTAACTTCTGTTCAGCTTGTTTAGCTCTATTTACCTCATCTGCAATTTCCTATTTCAGTTTCTTTATTTCTACACTCTAATCAGTATTAGTAAAGTAATTAACCGGTAACCAGTCATTGCCTGTATAACTTTTAATTACATTACCATTAGCATCAGTAGATAAGTCAATCCAATAAGTTACTTCCATAGGATTGGGAGCATAAAAAGATGCTACGAAGTTAGGGTTCTCTTGTTTTATCATAAGTTTTATTAAATTAAAGTTATAAAATATTTAGCAATAGACCCCAATACAATAGATGAAATTCCAATTGCTAAGTCTTTTTTATTCCATTTACCATTATAGTAATGACATCTATCACTATTCTCTTTAACAAATAGCATTAGCAATGATGTACTACTATTAAGTAATAATGCAGTAGTGAAATACACTACTGCACCAAATATATTATTCTTTATAGAATTCTTCATTATACTACATTTGTAAATTTAATAGTACCTGCAAAGTTAGTTACTTCTTCCATATTTAAGAAGTCTAATTTAACTGCACCAGATACATTATAGGTCTATATCAGGTTCTTGCTGCTTAGAACACATCATATTGTTCTTTACCCAAGATATTTCATATTCAGTAAGAGTACGATTAAAAATAAGAATATCGCTATGACAACCAATAAAACATTGATTTCCTAAAGAATCTTTAGTGCTTCCAATAACTAACCTATCGTCATTATCTGCTTGATCGCTATGATAATTAATCGCATTGCCGTTATAAGACGCTTTAGTTTGATAACTTACGCCATCTTTTTGAAGTTCAATTACAGTTTCAGCTGCAAAACTCATAGCATTAAACGATTTACCGTTACCAGTTCTTTCAAACGTAAAAGCTTTTTTCTTATCTGCAAAATAACTCCAAGAATTTATTTTATCTTTAAACCAAGTTCTATCAGTAATAATAGTATAATCCGTTAGAATAGGCATACCGTAAGCAATAGCGTACATCTTGCCGTCGTAGCAAAGCTGGTCGGGGTAGTCGGGGATTTGAGTGATGGTGATAGATTCTCCTTCTTTCAAAGAATATTCAAATACAGCTTTGGTTGCACCTTCAATATTTTGAGCAGGAATAATGTTCTCGCCATTTTTTAACATCACACTTGTTATTACAGCATCAGTGCTATTCCTAAATCTCAAATAGAGATAATCACCTTCTGCATTAATATTTGCCGATATTTTAAACGCTTTATTATTCCAATTACCAAGCTGCATATATGCAAGATACGAACCGCCACTGCCACTAACAGTAAAACTGAATGGGTCTTGTTTTTTATCTACTCTGGAGATGATTAATTTGCTAAAGTCTTGCTGATACACTCCCATCCCGCTATTCAGCTTACCCTTACCACCATACAGATAGGCGTGGTTGCCGTTGCCGCTAAGGTCTTTTAGGATTGATGTAGGGAGCTGCTCAATAGTGATATTACATTCACCGATAACACTAACACCAAAACCAAAATAGAGATTATTATCTTTAAAGGTATAAACACCATCTTTTTTAATATGGGTTTCAGGCTTTCCTCTTCCTTGTCTCACGATAAGATATCTATTTTCAGTAACTCCAGTAACACGAATAGTCAAATCGGAATAAGGTTCATTAGCATCCTCTACAATATTGTTAGTCTCAACTACATTTGTTATAACAATAGTATTATTAGTAATTTTAGCAGTACCTCTACTATTTCTATATGCCCATTTTGTAAAATCTTCTATGTATGCTTCAATAACATCGAAATTCGTCATACGCTGTTTACAGTATGGAGAATACCAAGCTACTATACTTTCCTTAAACCAATCTGGTTGTTCGGGTTCAGGTGGTGTAGGTGTACCAGGTATATACCATTCACCTAATGCTACAGCGCCTATATTAGTATATTGACTAATGCGTATATGTTTACCTTTGAATAAACCAAAATCAACCTAATTAGTATCCTATACTACATTTAATATAGGAGTTGAAGTAAGACTTTGAGTTAGATCATTTATAATGAGCTACCCAGTAATATTAGCAGGTTCAATATAGGAATCTCCCTTCTCTATATGATACAGTTGAGGAAATACAAAGTATGCCTAAGGATTTATAAATAAAGGCTGATATAGGATCGTTTTCATAGTGCTAGTACCTGTTTACGTAATCTCCCTTCTCTATATGATACATGTACCCAAGAGAAGTTTGATTCATTAATTAACTGATCAAATGGAAGATTATCTTTAATATAGTTGAATAATTTCTCATTCTCTGTCTTACTACCTACAGTAATATCAGCTGCTTCGCCGTATAGGTGCTAACTCTTCTTAGCTTTACTACCTACAGCCTTATTTAAAGCCTCACAGCGATACCCTGAGTTAACTTTGATAGGTTTACCATACCATTCCCTTAAAGGGTCTAAAACAGCCTCTATTAGCTTCTATAGCTTTAATACCCCTTCCTCTGAAGGAGTATTGTCTATACCGTTAGCTTTTGCTGTAGATGACTTTGTCATTTCCTCAATTGTAAAATATTTCATTATTTCTATTGTTTACTGTGTAATATAAAATACTGATACTAGATAAAGTTTATGTGTTTGTGAGACAGTTAGTAAATAGTTTCCAGCTTGTGCATTTAAATTTTCATAAGGAAAAATCCATTGTGAATTATTGTTTTTAGAATCACCTTCTGAATGAATCATTCTGAATTCTAAATTTGTTTGTGTAATTACATCTATTGGAGTAGTGTCATAATAAGATTTTGTCCATACATCTTTAGGATTAAGTACTACCGTATCATCATTTATCTGTATAGTTTTAGATGCAATGCTACCATTTATTATTACAATGCACCTTTTATTTCCCAATGGAAAGTCATATGAGAAATGGGGGGGGGGTTGGCAGATTAGCAACAAACTCAGCTTTAGTCATGCATTCATTAGTAGATTCAATACTAAACCCTTCTGCATTGGCTTCTGCTTTTGTAATTAATTCGTTTGTAGGTTCCATATTAATTATTAAGTTAAAAAGGATTTGCGTCTTGTGACAAATATATATATGTAGTTTTACCCATAGCAGTTACAGCTACTGTGCAAGTTCTCATCATGTTTGTCTAATTATTATATAAAGGTCTTACACGTAGTATTCCTCTACCTAGCTACAACACTTCAAAGTATTGTGACTATCCTGTAATTTTAGTAACGTAATTACTAGTATAATCTTGAATATTTTGGTGTATAGCGAACTAATTAAGCAGTATAGTAGTACCGTATCTCAATTGAATATCTCTCTATGTAGTACTATTGTGCATCCAATTTTCGGCTAACGAATCTGCCGTTAATTTTTCTCTTTCAGAGAAGTTTAACGTAATAGAACTACGGTCAGCTAATTCATTAGAATCTGTAGTACAAGCATGAGTAAGTTTGCTATTTATCTCTGCCTTAGAAGGACATTCTTTCATAGTTGTAGTAGGATAACTTACATATTGTCTATATTGAGATGGTACTCTATCATAAATATTTGTCCAACTCTACATTTCTGTAGCAGCCTTAGGTTCAATTTGAATAGCCTTATTTTCCATTCTTCAACTCCTCTATTTGTTTCTTTAAATCTTCTACTTCCTACTTAAGTAACTTAATACCTTCGATAGCTACTACTCCTAACATACAGTAATCTACAGACTTCATACCATCACTATCAGTATTAACTACTTCTGCAAAGTTATTCTCTAAATCCTATGCAATAGTACCTATTTGATGTTTATCGTGCATATTGAACTCTACGGTAGGTATTTCACATATTTGATCTAATGTATGCTTTAAAGGAGCTATATCAGACTTTAATCTAATGTCAGATTCTTTAAAGAATCCAGATGCATGCACTTCTGCAAAACCTCCGGTCGCTTGACCGTCACCAATATATAGTTTTCCAGCAGATACAGTGTTACCACTACGAGATCTATAATTTAACCATACCCGTTCACCTACTTCTCCATCTGCAAAATTGAATTCATTACCTTCGTATATTACATTTTTAATACTGCCCCAATCTGGTAATAAATCTTCAGAAATAGCTACGCAGTCTTCATTATTAGGCATTAACTTAAATGCCGTACGTTTAGAAATTGGTCCATTATTAGTATAATAACTAACATTATATTGAAGATTGTACTCTTCTTTTGAATATTCGTAATAAGCATATACATTGCTGACTTCAAGGCAATTAACATTTGAGGCATAACTGTGAAATAAATATTTCTAGTGATTTTCAATTATATCTATAACTACTTCTTTCAGTCTATCTGTAGATCCAAAAATGTTATTTATAAATTCTATTGCTTCTGTACCTGTTACGTTTTTATTTATAGTTAAATATGAACCATTAGGAACATCTATTACTTTACCATAATTATCCCAATCTACTTCATATATTGGATCAGGAATATCAGTAGTTGGACTAACACTTTGGTTGCCTGCTGTATATGTATCAGTATGAAGAATAACTATTGCTTCATGAGAAGCATAAAAGTGGTATTTACCACCACCTCGTACATAAACATAGCATGTATCAAAATGACTTAAATTAGATAAACCTCTTACAGGGTCTATTTCGGCTAAATTAAAATCAGATAAGTATACATTAAGAACCGCTCTACTATTAACTCCATAAGCATACGGAGCAAACTCCCAAATTTTGCGAACACTAAACCCACGTTCATGCTTAGACCAAGATGGTTTTGTACCGCTATCTAAGGATACCAACACTTCTACTCGTATATTCTTTCTTTCTCCAGCAGCAATCGTAACCGGATACCACGTATTCTCATCCAACCCGGAAGCGTCAATTTCTGTAAGCCGCATCATGTAGCCAATACTACGAGCGCTTGAAATACTGTCATCGACATATTTCTTTAAAGACTCAATGTCTACATTGCCACCTTGTACTTCTTTATAAGTACCATTATCAGATAAGTATTTAGTACCATTACCATTGGTAATTATTTTATCTATTTTGGTCTTATCAGCTGATGTCATCACCCCTGCTTGAGATGTAGTAGCAGCATTAATTATATGACTATCTTCACTATCTGAATTAGTAGATGTAAAGTGAGTTTGATACTTTAATACTACCTTATCAGTAGAAGGATTTACAGTAATAGGCCCAACAACATAAGACGGTAATTGAGCAGATGGAATAATACCACTTTCATTCAAAGAAGCTAAACCATTTGGAGCTCCTTTACTATCTATAAATTCTTGTACTTTGTTATTAAGTTCAGATGTATCACCTATAAGAATCCAACTACTTTCTTTAGTATAGTCAGCGCCAGGTGATAATTGATATACTTTACCAGGTCTATCTTTACAGGAAACTAACATACAGTCATATTTCCATATACCTCCCTATTCATCTGTCCAGGTCTCTGGTTTTACTAGATCTGCATATGAATTAACTAACGATCTAGCTTCGAGAGGGGCATCTTTCTTTACTTCAAGATTACCACTAAAATTAAACGTTCCTCTATCTCTCATAATTAAGCAAATGTTATTTTAAATGAAGATGAACCGTTAGTTCCATCATTACGAGTATATACTTTATATTGTACATCAGTGCCTTGTACATTTATAGTTTCAGTAGTAACAGAGAATCTACTAACACTATAGTCTTCATACTTACCACTAAGTGTATTCAACAATGTAATTTTAGTTACATTAAACTTAGCAGGTATCTTAAATGCATGTTTATTACTAGCTGTTTCAGCTACAAATGTAACATCTAATGTTTTATTAGTAGTCAATGCTAGTTTGGCAAATGCAGTAATATTATCCTTATTAGTATAGTAAGGATATACTCCTGTAACATTCAATGTTTTGGAATTAGAAGGAGTTGAGCTAGTCTTAGTAATAGTATCTTTAGCTACTGATTTATGTTCTTCACTAGTCTTACCTAAGTTACTACATGCATAATATACAGGCATAGAAGCAAATGTAGCATTAGCTGTAGGCCCAGTTATATCTACTTTTACTGTATTAGTACCTTCAATAGCTTTAAATGTCTTGCTATCTAAAGTAACCTAAGCAGGATTAGTATTAGCAGTAGCATTCTCTACACTACCATTAGTAGTACGCTTCATAGTATAATTAACTGAATTTAGAGCAGCGTTACTAGCATTAACTGTTATAGTAGTATTAGAAGAATCCTTAGTATTATCATTAGTAGAACTATAACCATAAGTAAATCCACTGTATGTTCTAGCTGTAGTAGACATAGTAGCAGCAGATAGAGTAGTCTTTCCAATAGTAACAGTAGCGCCTACTTCTACTAAGTTTGTACTACTTAATGTGAATGAAGGAGCTGTAATAGCTGCACTAACCGTACCTTCTTTGAATACAAGATTAGTAGGCCATAATTCTTTGGTAAATAAAGATATAAATAAGTCCTGCATGCTAGTATCTGAGCTGATACTATTAATACCTGCTTTATTAAGTAAATCAGCTAATGGACCACCTGCAACAAGTATTTCATCTGTAGTCTTTACTGTTTCAGCAGTATCTGCTACAATAAGCTTATAAGTACCATCATCAGATAGATACTTGGTACCGTCTCCGTCAATAACTATTCTAGATACTATATCAGCTAATGCCTTTCCTTTACCACCATCATAAGCAGTACCAGTTGTTTCTCCAAGAAATAGTCTTTCAGACATTACTACCATATCATTACCATCCCAGAGATGTATGATATTAGTACGGTTATATTCATCTAAACCTACCAGAACATATACTTTAGAATTAAGAGGGTTGATTATCTCCCATTCATTGAATCGTCTAATGTATAGTTTCTTATTTTCTTTACAATAATAAATATCATTCTCTTTAGCTTGATATAGTAGAGTATTCATTTCTGATACTGTATCTACAAACTCCTATATCTTTACTAACGATTGTAGGTCTATATCACTATCTGATACATCTCCTATATAGTCTATTAACGAATCAATAGACATTTTACCATTGTGAATGCCATCTTGAAAAGGAATTATTTCTTTACCATTGAGATCTTTCCTTTCGACTAACTAACTTATTCTAATTCCTTTTGTAATCATATTACTTGTCTTCTGTTTTTAATGCATTCATAGCATCTATGATAGCAGGCTTACAGTATTGATTTACAAATTGCATAATAACTTGTACTTCTTCATCTGTATATTCTAGCTCACCTTCAGAATTATATATCTTTAAAGCTAAAGAATGAGCTTTAATACCACTACCTACTTCATAAATTAATTCACCTAATTGTTGTCTAGCATCCATACAAATCTTATTTGTTTTTTGGATGTCAGTGTATACTTCCAGTTGTGCAAAATTTATTTTCATAATTAAATAGATCTACTTCTAAGTATTGCATAATATTTGTTTTGTGAATATACTAATAGAAAATCCATAACATCTCCTACATTCACAGTAATCCATTCTATTCTATTACCATTATTATCATATAATATAGGTCTATTAGAATCACTGTCGTTATTTCCTCTACCCCATATATTGCATTCTTTTGGATTACTACGTGGGTTATAAACAAATGTTACAGGAACAGCCCATTCAAGAGTTTGTATGGCTAACTTTGTTTTTACACTATCAAGATGTGGTAATCCATACCACATACGTCTAACACTACTACCTATAAATATAGTCCTTGAATATTGCTGATACAGTATCTAATTTTCAGAAGGATTTGTAGCATAACTAAGTTTATAACCTACCACATCTCCATATAATGATAAACTTCCCGAACCGTATATTGCCATATTACGAATTAAACTGCCAGTAATATCAAAGTACAGACCATCATTTATCTATGCAACGTCAAAATCATTAGCATTACTTTTAAAAGAACCAAAGTACGAGTAACCTAAAGAATTAGGGGTACCTATTAATGCTTCTCTTTTACCTTCCTTAAACTTTATATAACTAGAGAACAGTTTCATTCCGTTTGCCTCTGTACCGCCAAATAGCACACCTGTAATTTCAAGTGACTAAATGGTACCGGATAAGGCTTCTATCTCTCCTCTTATAGATGCGTTATTAGCCACCATTCTACCATCTTGTCTAACTAAGAATGGAGCGTTAGCTCTATTTTCTTCAGTAGTACCAGCCCATATACGAACAGAATTATTGTCATTTCCGCCTTCACCAGTAATACCTGCTACTACATGGAAATCATTAGATGTATTACCAGTTTGATAACCAACTCTTAATGAGTTACCAGTAATAAAGTCTAATTTAGCATTTTTAGCTATAATCAAATCAGTATAAATACTAGCTACATTCTGAGCTAATTCTTCCCAATATTCAGCTCCACCGGGAGTACCAGGCTAGTTATCACTAGAAGATAAGTGTTTGCCTTGTCCGTGACCTCTATCTATAGTAGATATACATTTGTATGCCTTATAACCTGTAGAGGTTCCTAAATCTTTAATTAAAGCAATATCTAAGTACCTTAATGGTTGTACTGTTGGAGATACTTCACTTTCATTGCAATATAGTCTACCAGGCCACCATTCAGATCTACGTACTATCAGCCCTTCTCCTGTATCACCTTTAGATACTTGCATTAACCAATCTGGATTACTATCACTGGGTTTGGTATCAGTACCATTTATATTAACACATAACCATAAGTAACCTAATACACTTACTCTATCATAGTAGTCATAATGAGTATCTGGTTCCCAAGGACCTCTATCATTAGCGTATCTTATCTCTTCCCCATTTGGCTTTACTTGAGTAATAGTACCAGTAAAGTATACTGAATTAAGATATGCTGAATATCCTCTCATATCGTAACCAAACATATTAAGATTGTCAAGATTACCAAATTGCATTGCAATGTTTTTGGCTCTCTAATCCCAAGTGTTCTAGTTTACTAAGTAACGTGTATAAGTACGAGTTGAGTAACAAGATGTTTGGCGATCTACATTAGTTTTATTACCATATGCAACAAAGTTCATTTGAGCACATGGGTGAAACGTCATATTCCAATAATCATCTACTGGTCTAAGCTTGTAACCAAATTTCTTATTTTGTGCATCTAGTATGTTAGTAACTTCAAAGTAAACAGTATAGAAACCTGCAAACTTTCTATTACCTCTACCATCATCTTCATCATTTTCAGCATTTTCATCTGTCTTTTCTGAATGGTATATACCCATACATAGGTCACCCATTGATACAGCTCCGTATTCTCCTTCTTCTAGTTTCAGTGTAATAACACCTGAATATTCATCTGTTTGTTCTACACTTTCTATTACACCTGCACCAGGAGCATTCCATTTATCACCTAATTGAATTTCTACACGGTTATATCTCAATTCAGGTACTTCAAGGAATCTACGCAAAGTAAGACTATCAAATTCAGCATGACCAAACTTATCTATTTTACCACCAAATCCCGTAAGACCTGATGCAAAACCTTCTTGACCAAATATTGCTGATTCTTTAAACCACACTTCATAAGCAGTAGAATCAGGTTTAATCTTACTTAAGAATACATCATCATATATCTCTGTATTCAGGTTCTTATTAGTCCACTTCTATAATTCACTATCCCATGCTAATGCGTTGTCATTACGTAAATTATTAATAGATACATCTTGTAAATCAACTAATTTACCAAGTAATCCAGTAACTACCTTATTAGCAGCAATATTTGACCATCTTTTACCGTCATACTAAAGTAAGTCTAATTTAGCAGCATCTACTATATTAGTATCCTTCATCTACTCAATACGATTCTATAGATTAATTTGAGTTTGTAGACTGCCTATATTATTACGTAATTCTTCTATATCAGATGTATTAGCTGATATATTCTCATTAGACTTATCTAAGTCTGTATCTTTAGCATACTATATTAGACTATCTGATATAGTCTTAATAGATGTGGTATTTTTCTGTACTTGTTCTTCTAATGGAGTCATTTTTCACAAATTAAAAGTTCGTCATAGAATGTTTTTATACCTAAATCTACTCCTAAACTTTGTTCTAGCAGTATTGCTTTATCATCAGTTTCAGAAGTATCCTTCCACATTTCATCCAAAGGATGTACTAACTTGCTTATCAATGCTCTAAGACAATCTATTTGTTCATCTGTAAACTTTAAATCACTTTCTAATAGACGAGCAATATGATTAGCACAAACCCATTTACGTATGCAAGGTATACCTTGATTAGAGTTGTACTTAACTTTTAAGTTATACTCTTTACCTATTCTATATATATCATCTATTAGCATAATGAACAAACTCCGTTTCTACAAGTTTTATTACAAGCAAAGCAATCGTGGTTATTGTAGAATGTAGTTTTAGTATCTAAACATATATTTAGCATTCTAGCTATATCTGTATAATACTGTACTGCATCGTCTATTAAGTTATTATTGATAGCGTAACTTAACAGATCTTGTTTCAATAAAAACAATATCATTCTATCTATTTGCTGATCATCTAAACAAGTACTACAGTTCTTACATAGTAATTCTACTTCTTTATAATATATATCAGCTTGATTGAAAAAGAATTGACTTGAATTATCTATAGTAGCAATAAACGCACTCATACACATATTTTCTAATTTATTAGAATCTATTACTATAGATAATCTCTATTCGTCAATCTTTACATCAGAGCTATAGTCTGTACCTAATACTAATAATTTATATGAATGCTTATCAGGATTTACTGAACTCCTGTTAGAATAGTTATTCAGTGTGTCTATATATAAATACAAATTTGAATCTACTGAATCAGGTATCTTTGTATCTAATTCTACTACTATGTTGTGTTTTACTATTGTTATACCAGTTATCTTCATATTAATACTTTTAAATAAAAAAAGGCTACAGGGCTATTTAGCCCCATAGCCCTTGTCAGCACACTGAAACACTGTTTTTATTATGCTACAGTTTCACCTTTGATAAATGACTGAATACCTTTATCAACGATAGAATTAACCATACTAGGACAGTATACTTCCGTAGTCAACGGAGTAGTCTTAATATATTGGTTGTCATTACTCAGATACAGGTTATCATTTTCAATTACTGCATAGTCATAAGAAGTACCTTCTACTACTTTGCGAGCCTGTTCTACTTCAGGATATGCACCAGTAAACACATGACCTTTATAGCCCATGTAGCGTACTTCTGCATCACGAACTTGCTTCCAGAAACCTTTACCAGGATTACCTGGAGTCTTAGCAATAGTAGCACCAGATACTGCTTCCGGCTGATTAGCAAGCAATGCACCAGGAACAGTATGATACAGAGATACTTCCATATCTACTACAGAGTATTCATTCAGAGAATAAACACCTTCATTATCATCTTTAACCATAGCAGTCAAAGTGAGAACAGCAGCAGCATTCTCAACCTGAATACGACGATTCTTGTGAGCATTAATTTTCTTTACAAAAGCTTCCGCTAATTTCTGTGCTTCATTTGATTCAGCATATACTTCATAAGTATGAGTAAATTGGAAGCTATTAGCTTCAATATCTTTATACAATACACGAAGTACATATCTGTGACCAGCTACAATAGTAGCATCAGTCAAAGTAATAACTACTTTATCTTGAGTAGGTTCTACATGCTGACCGATTACGGCAGATGGTTTAGAACTCTTCTGAATCTCATTAGAGAATTCAATATTAGCTTTCTAAGCAACATTACCATCAGGCATAGTAACATTGATCTTTTCACCTGCAACACCTACATAGAGTGAGCTAGCCTTAGCGGCTTCTGCTGCTGTTTTAAGGATAGCTTTATTCTGATCAAACAAAGCTACTTCACCAGCATTCAAAGCATCTACAGTAGTATAGCTAGCAGGACATTCCTTACCGATAAGAACGGTGTGAACTGAAGTTATCATATAATGTAATTGTTATTTTAAATTAGACATATTAAGCGCTTCTGTCTATTTTCGCTTACTTTCTACTTTCCTAACTTGTTTAAAAGTTTAATTTCCACGTCAATAAGCGCTTTCTGTTAATGTTATTCCATTGAATTTACTTCATTAGAATATACATTATAATTTGGTAAAGTAGCTAATATTAACTATACTGCTAATTTAACTATTTCCATATGAGTATGAACAGGTAAGTCTATATACTCATCAGTAGGATTAGTTTTAAGGTCTACTTTACTTGGTTTCTTTAAATACTCAATAGTATATTCGGCTACTTTATAATTACCATCTGTGTATAAAGTAATTGTATTATCCTATATGAGTCTGATTGGTTTAGCTTTAGTATACTTTAGACGATACTCAGATAATGAATTTTCCTTGATTCTATCAACAGTTTCAATAGTACCCTCTATAGTATCGCTGTACTTTATTCTATAGTTACCTAAAGCATCCTTCTCCCAGCAATTATTTATTACTCCATCTGCTGGAGCTATACCTGCTGTATCTCCTAATAATATAACATAATCATCCGGCAAGGTAACTGTATATTCCTCTTGGTTTACTTTGGTAATATCTATATCTTTGTAAGTGTGCTTAGTAACTAGAGTACGTAAATCATCAGTACGTTTCTGATCCTATTCAAATCCTCTTTGTTTGAAATTTAAACCAGAATACCTAGTCTTCCAGAATTTATCAATAGCTTCATTAATGAATGACATAATAGTATCGGATGGTAATTTGCCAGCTAAAGATAATTCAGGATTGATTAACTGTAAACGTCTCTCTACTTCTATTTGTAATTCTCTAGGGCTCATTATTCATTTAAGCTATCAAGTTGTACTTTAGTTTGTGCTCTCTATGACTCTATAGTCTCTAGAGCAATCTCTACGGCTCTGTCTACTACTTCATTAAGTACATAATCAGGTACTTCGGTAATATCCTTATTATAGTCTTTATAACTAATAGTTTCAGGATATTTAATATAAGTAATATCTGCTGTATATTGTTCAGAAGACATACGTATAGGATCTATATAGATCTTTAAAGTATTATCTTCTAATACTGCTATAGGAGTTTCAATCCAAGGTATATTGTTATATGTTTGTAAGAAACCCTTAGCTTTTTCATGATCTGTTAATGAACATGTTGTTGCTTCACCATTAAAGTGAAGCACACAATCTACATAGAACATTCTTTTAAGCTATTCTCCGTCATTAAAGAAATTAGATAAAGTAAGCACATTAGAATGTGAGTATGGATATACTAATGATAATGCTGTATCTGTCTTAATTAGTTTCTATAGATCAGCAATACGTTTAACTGCACCTTCAAATCCTACTTTTAAAGTATTATTGCCAGTGTACTTATTACATATTACCTCTATATATGCCTAATTAAGAAACAAATCTATTTCTTCAGGAAGGAATGCAGGGCAGCCACCGAAAGCGACTGCCTCTGAATTCTTATCCATGAGAACTTTAAATGCCTTATGTAAATCAGATATTTTCATTATTTAGATTTGATTTCATTCATAATTGCTAATTTGATGTCCTGATTCTTCTTATCATTCAGATAAGCTATTACATCTTCCAAGCCATTACCAATCATATCTGTACCAAAATAGTATTGACTTCTATTTCTACGTATGATATTCTTAGAGATAGCTGTTTCAATTATGAAGTTCATTTCTCTATTCGGGTTTTCTACCCATCTTGTTATAAACTTATCCGGAGCACTTTCAATCTGTTCAGAAAGCTTAGCTTCAACCATTTCATTAGACAATGTATCAGATTTGATACCATAAAGTCTAAGACACTTACGCATATCCTCAATAGACATTTTATCCATTTCTCTATATGCTTCACGTTTAATCTTATTGATCTTATTAGCTTCTTTAGCTTCACTATCCTTGTTAATAATAACATAATCAGTAGAAGGTGTTACATTATTTAATCCATCAGCTACTCTTTTATGTTTTTTCAAGAATAAATACTTAAGTTCGTCTTCTGGTTTATCTGTATTTAGAATAAGATCATTCTTTCCTAATTTAACAGCAAACGTATCCCAGAATGAACTTGCGGGTGAAAGATGCCCACTAGGATAACCAATTTCTTTCTCTAATCTTTCTGCATCCTAAGCAGTAAGACCTGTATATAAGTTACCAGATCTAGTCCAGTAAGAAGCGATATAGTCATAACAAGTAGACCATTTTGTAATCCCGCTCCAAGGATTTATTTTTAAGATTCTAACGATTACTTCCATAATAATAATATTAGATTTATCAAGTTAGTAGGAAAGGGGGCCTAAGCCCCCTAAATTATGAAAACATTAATTAGTCTTCAGCTTCCATGATCAGCTCACCGCAAGCACGAGGATCACGCAACATGATACCCATTTCACCAAGGAAGAATACGGTATAACCGTCCTTACCATTAGATCTCAGAGTATTCTTAGAATTAGCGTAACCAGACGGAGCTACAGCACCACCAGTGTACCAAGTAACGAATTCACGATCCTTACGTACTACCTTAACGATGTTAGCCTCACCATCACGTCTACCCAGATCAAGGAATGTCATACGATATGATTCCAGCGGTTTCAGAGTTACAGGATGTAACTGACGATTATAAACAGGATCATCGTACAACGGGAAATATTTCAAAGTAAGCTCAATACCATTAGTCATTTGGTAAGTCTTGAACTGACCACCGAACTTCAGGCTATCACCAGAACCAGTTACAAATACTGTATCCATCAAGTTCATAGTGGCTACCTTTTCCTTCAAGATACGGTCAAATTCGCGCATACCCATTTCACCAGTCAAAGCAACGAATTTACGTTCGTTAGTACCAAGTACATTATAGGACAGGTCAAACAAGAAGTCTTCCAACAGTTCAGCACTTAAATGAGTATAGTAACGCTTGTTAGACGGAGCAATCTGTTCCAACAGACCAGCACCAATGAATACCGGACGACCATTAGTACCCTTCAGATTGCAAGAACCATCTTTGTTTACATTAGATTTCATGTAAACCAACATACGTTCACATCTCTTATACCATTCACGAAGAGCAACCCATTCCTGATAGTCAGCCCACAAATAAGATTTCTTACCAGTTTTAGGATCTTGCAGAGCAATAGCCATTACTGTAGAATACGCAGAACCTGTGATATCGTAGTTAATACGGATAGTAGTAAGGTAGTTACGCATCTTAAAGTGAGTACTATAGTTCAGGATATCACCTTCTTCACTGTACTCCTCAACAGCAGAAGCAAGACGATTAACTTGGCTACCAGCTTTCAGATACTGTGCAGGAACATAAGAAGTAGGATTACCATCAGCAATGAAGCAAGTATATACCCAAAGATTACCATCTTGATAAGGTGCACCAGCAACACGCAGTTGATATTCCTTATTGTCCAATTCCAATACAGCAGTAGGACCGAACCAATTTTCTTCCAACCACAGATAGATAGGAGTATTACCCAAACCTGCAGTAGTAGTATCAGTGATAGCAGCACCATTCCATTTAGCATCTCTAATGGTAATAGCTCTATCTGCATCAATCATTACATTCCACTCCCAGCTCGGTTGATCAATAGTCATTACATTACCAAGACCGCCAGTCAGCATGTCGAGGGAAGTATTGTAACCATTATCTTTAGTTCCGAATACATAAGACAACACTGTAGCAACTTGATACGGATTCTACTGAGAAGCAGCAGAGATTTTATTGGTATCAATCAAGTCTGAGAAACGTTTGCCTTTGTACAAAACCAAATTATTCAGAATATTATTATCCATAAAATATTAGTAAATTATAATTTATTTGTTATTTAATCTACACGTAATTGTCGTGCAAAAGAATCCCACATAGACTCAGTGCTAGTGTTATCCTGTCTTTTAGTCTTTCTACTTACTCCAGTTCTATTCAAACTATTCTTGAACTTATTAATAGCTGCATTAGAGCCTTCACTCTTAGCTGCTTTTAATAGGGTGTCACCCTTCATAGTAAAGTAGGCGGACTCAAGTAAGTTCTTCACGCTTTTGGAATAGTCTTTCTGATACTGAGTCTTTCCATCAGCTGTGGGTTTGAATATATATTCCAATAATGCCTATTTATCTTTCTGAGGTATTTTAATTCCACGAATATTATCCATGCCCTTCAATTCACTGACAACGGTATTAAATTGCTCCTGTTGACGCTTTTTAAGCTCCTTAGCGCGCTTTTCTTGCGCTTCTAATAGCTCTTGTTTCTTTTGCTCCTTAATGTCTCTAAGGGCTTCTAATGCGTCCGTAGCCTCATCCTCGAGTAAACCAGCTTCTTCGTATTTAGTCAATTTCTTTTCAATTTGTTTAGCATTGAAGCCTTTTTCTTTTAAGAATTCTTTGATAACCAGTTTTTGATTTACCTCACTATCTTCTATATTAATCTCTTCTAAGTCTAAGTCTCCGTCAATCTGGAAATAATCTCTAAGGTTACCGCCATTCTTTACAAAGTTATCCAATGCTTCTACTTCTTCACTAGCATACTGAGGTACTGAATTTTCCTCAATAACATCTTTGAAATATTCAACTAGTTCTTCTGGAGTTTGAGGGATTTCTTCATCTTCATCTAATTCCCAACCCATTTTATCTGATAATGCTTCAAAGAAACTAGTTACTGCATTACTTTCAATATCTTCTCCTTGATTATTATCAATGTCATTATCTGGGTCATTATTAGATTCGTTATCTTCCTCTTCTTCCTCCTCTTCTTCGTTATCCTCTGGTTTACTTTTCTTAGAAGGTTTGTTCTTTGGATCATCTACGTCTTCCTCTTCTTCTTTATTGCCTTTATTACCTTTACGTAGTTCTTCCAATTCCTCATCAGTCAATTCTTCCGATGCCCCCTCAAATTCATTTTCATTACCAGGCATACGATTATTATTTACATTACTACCTGGCATCATGAAGTCTTCAAATACTTCAAAACCGTTCAATGTATTACTATCCATAATTATATATAATTAGATTATTGTTATTTCTTTTTTCTACCTTTGTGTTTCCATTTCTTAGCATTCTAAGCAAATATAGCACGCTTACGCGTCAAAGGATTTTTACTATGCGTAAGTTCTTCAGTTGATTTACCAGTTCTACGTTTCAACTCATTGAACTTACCTCTATTCTTTTTCTTAATATGAATACCACCATACTTGTATGTAGGTATAGGGTAGACCGGCATGATACCTGTATAGTCTATTAAATCACTCATTTAGATATTTATTAGGTCCTAAACTAGAACAATCAGATGGTTGATTGTCTACCAAACACTCTATTAAATAATTGATAATGAAGTTCTTTTCATTATCTGTAAAATATGTATTCTTATCGAAACGTTTTAAAATACGGTATTGTCTACTTGTAGGCCATTTAGATGTATCTGGATAAGCGTCGCCATATGTCGTTGATGCTGATCCATATTTCTTACAAAAAGACAACTCTTTATTGTGGCTTTCTAAAGAATCGTTTAGTTCTAATATTTTATTTTTGATTCTTTCCGCAAGCTTACTTTTCTTGTTTATCTTCATCAGTAAAATATTTATTTACACCAAGTAATCCAGCTCCTATTAATGGTACAGAATTGAACCATTTGGTGAAGGTTTTATTACTCTTAAACTGCTAAGCTGCTCTTTGCACACCTTTCATTCCCTCTACATTATTTAACTATTTCATGATCTTAGACATATATTCAGGAGTAACTTTCTAATCTCTACGATTAATATAACCATTTTGAAACATCCATTCTCTAAGCTAATTCATGTGAGCTTTCTATTCAGTGGGTAGTAGAAAATAGTCATCGTGTTTGTCTCCTACTCTCTTTGTCAGATCTTTTGTCATCTAGTAGAATACATTATTACCAGCATGAGCATCAGGTCTACCAGATTTTAATAAATCTGTAAAATGACTTAATTCATGTTCAGCTGTATTTGGAATGTAATCATTATCTGGATTCCTTTTGTATATAAATTTACCGTCTGCAGTTCTCCGCATTGAACCGGCTTTCTTTAGTTCGTCCATTAGCTAAACATTAGGCAGCACATCAGGATCGACATTATATGCTATAAACATATCAGCATATGGTATAGAATAGTCATCTCCAAACTTCTATTTTACTTCTCTGGCTCTATTCATATAACTAGGATCTTCCATGACTCTCTCCATAATACGGTATTGTTCGTTTCCGTAATCTGCCTTACGTTGAGCTAATTTATCTAACTCTTGAAATTTAGCATCCAATAATTGTTGTGTATCTTTATGTACACTAGGTATCTGTTTAAATTTCTTATTAATTTTACGCATACCACTAGGAACGAAAGGAATCATTGATGCAGCAGCTAAACCTAAACCTGTCCAGTCTTTATCCATAGCAGCATTATACATATCCTTTGCAGCAATAGCATCACCTACAGGGGTTAAATTAGCTGCATCTTCCAAATCAAATACAGGCTTAAGCCCTTGTTGCAATGGTCTACCATCTGGAGTTCTACCTAACTTAGTATTAATAGCCTTAGTAAATTCATCATCTAGATCACCTATCTCACCACCATTAGCCATATAGTATATAGGATCCTAAGATAGATTATATGCAAACGTATTAGTAAGCTCTGATATGTCTGCATCTTCTAATGACTCCCATTGTTCGGGTATCTTAGCTCCTTTACTACGCATATTACTTATATCTTCAGGAGTAAGTTGTCTATTAGGATCTATATAGTAATTACCCTAATCATCTTTCAGATTTGAATTATTACCTCTAAAGTCCCAAGTCTGTGCGTGTTTCTCATTAGCCTAATTAACATAATCCTCATATGAACTATCAGGATTACTAATGCGTACATTAGGGGTAGCATTAAGTATAGCTGGAGTATTGTCTCCTACCATATGACCAATACCTTCATGCCAAGTATTAGCAGGCCTTAATGAAGTATAACTGTGAGCCTTTGGATTAGCAAAACCCTTAGTACCTTTTTCCTTAAGTATATTAAGCTATTGATTAATCTGAGCATCTGTAGGATTATAACCCTATCCTACCATATTATCTCTCATAGCTTCAGTAGGAGTTTTCCATGTAGCTTTGTTTACATTAGATAATACACTATTTAGTTTATCCCCTCCTATCTAATCTGAATATTTCGGATTCTTAGCTCTCTCAGTATACCAATAGTTTGCAAAGTCTTTTTGATATTCATTCTGATTCTAGAACATCTTATTGTAGTTAGGTCTTCCATCTACTAAAGACTATTGCATTATATCTCTTCTGGTCTTACGTTGAAATTCATCTACTTCTCCACCATATTCGTATGAATTTCTAAGCCTACGCCATTCACTTACTTTCTTTCTTGCAGACTTAGGTAACTAGTTGTAATATTTTTCTTCATCAAAAGGTACAAAGCCAGTTCTTTGAACAAAAGGAGTACCTGCTTTGTCTAACTACCTTGATAGCCATCTTAACGGTCCAATATACATACTAGAAGCCCCTTTGTCTTTTGTATCAGTAGGACCATAATCATTTAAATCGTATGCTCTCTGATAAAGTTTATCATTGATTGCATTGTAATATAATACAGAATTATAGCTACCAGCATGAGGTAATTCTGGAGTATAATCACCCATAGGTAATGTTCCTACTGGCATTAAATTGCTTCTTTTAATAGTTGTATCAGAATCAGCTATATAATCATACACAGGTACTTCTCCGTGAATTTCTTTGTGATAGTTAGCAGCTCTTCTTACAATTCCATAAGGGTCTTCCTCACTATTAGTATCTACTATTCTGTAATTAGAATTCTTTGCCATTTCCTTCTTTTGATTTTCAGGAGACAATAGAAATACTGTTCCTGGATCTGTTGGAAATTTATCTACACTAGTTATTACATCAGATATAGGATCTGTAATTGGTGCTTCAACTGGAGCTGCTACTGGATCGTTCTAAGTCTAATGTATAGTATTATATATAGCAGCTGCCATAGCCGGTGTTCTTCTTTCCTTATTGAATAACATATCAGCAAGTGAAGCAAATACCTAACCAACACCTAAAGCATGTCTACCACCATTCTGATAGGCTTGTACTTTCCAATCCCAATAGCCTTTACCGGGATTATTCTCCCGGTAAGACTTTAGGTTTTGCATTCTCTATTTAAATGCTTGTTTATCCATTATTACTTATTATTTACCACCTTTACCTTTTTTACCACCGGATTTCTTTCCGCCTTTTCCGCATGCCATAATTTATTCCTCCTTATTTTTTATTTTTATAACTACCTATTTTTACATATTTAAACCATGAATAGTGCTTGCGCTCTTTACAATAGTTTAAGTTTTTATCATTATTGTGAGCTTCCTCTTCAAAGCTAACGTCATGATATTTATCGCTTTGTTTATTCCATTTACAGGACAACATTATACATAGGTATTCTATACCATACCATAAGTAAAAAGGAATCCAAAGCATTTCCTACATCTGTTTTAGATGTATCTTTTCATGGTTGTATTCATCCGCTGTTACAATAGCATCATTTCTCTGAAATATAATACCAAAGAAATTCATTAATTTATAACCTTTAAACGGTATGAATTTATTCTTAATTATCTTCATATTACTTCTTACTTCTAGCTGCTTCTGCATTAGTCTTATTCTTCAGAGCTGTACGTGCTTTAAGCTGTTCTCTCTTGTATGCTTCTGCATCTTTTTGTTTCTGTAATTCCATTTCCTGCTTCATCTTATCTTTTTCAAGTTGAATCTTTTTATTCTCGATTTCACGTTTCATTTCAATCTCACGCTTCTTATTATTCAACTCAAACTGCTTAGATGCTGCATCAGAATTTACTTTCTGTTGTTCAATTGCTTGTTTACCTATTTCTATTGGATCAGGTATACCATTCATATCTTGATCCATATTTTCAGAACCCCTATATGCATTGATCTGAGCAACAGTAATCTTAGTAGAAGCGTCTGTATCAATCTTATATTTTTCAAGATCTAATTCAGCTTCTTTAAGCATAAGTTCTTCTTCCTTAACCTCATTCTGCATTTGAACTAATTGCTGTTCTCTTTCTGCTTGTGCTTGTTCCATTTGTTGTTGTTGTTCCATTCTTTTCTGTTCTATTTCTTCAAGTTTATTCTTGATCATAGTAACATTATCCATGGTGATGATTTCAGCAATATCAAGCAAACTAGCACCATTTTGCATAGCAGGCTGCATAAGATTTCTAAGAGCTTCAATCTGCTGTTGATTCTTAGTAGTATCTTCTACAAATATATCATAATCTTCATAGAAGAAATCATCAGATAAAGTTAAGAATGTTCTGGTTGCATCATCTAATACATACTATATGCAAGTCTTATTATCTTTCCAAGCATATTTAGCTGTATCTAATAACATAGTAATACACTCTTTTTTTACCTAATTGTGTGTCCAGAACCAAGGTTCAGTAATATGAGCAGATTGTACTACGGAACGTTCTACATTACCTACTAATTCATTAGATGCAATGGAACCTTCACGCTGTTTACTTACTCCTGATATCTCAGATAACATACTTTCGATCTTGTCCATTAAATTAATGTATTGATCAATAGTATTAGCCATAGTAAGATCTAAAGCAGATATCTGATTGAATTGGGACGGTTTACCACCCTCACGGCCTGGTATATCCCACCCTTCTTCATATGGATTAACAAAGTTAACTCCAAGTGCTGATAAGTAATGCATCCATTTAGCTACATCTATATTCATAGACTTAGGTATCTAAGTAATATCCATAGTAACTACTTTACCTTTGTCTCTAGCCATAGCTAATTCAAGACGATACCAAAGTACGATATACATGTATTGTAATGGCTTCATCATACTAACAAGACTACGCGGTCTACTGTTAGTATTATTGTATATTACTCCGGTATATGGTAGTCTTTGTGAATTAGGATTATCTGCGGATACATGTTGATATTCAAGTGGTTCTATACCGACATATAGATCCTCACCTATCCTATATCCTTCCCAAACTTCAATAATCCATCTCCATTCTACATTGATTTCGTTGCCTGTTACTTTATAAGTTTCATCAACTTGATAGTCTTCTGGCATACCTGTTTCTGGATTAATTATTGTTACAAATCCAATCTTCTTAAGTGATTTCCAACAACAATGCCATACGTGCACATTATTAGATTCTTCAAATGGATTAGCAGCAAACCCATTAATACTATGAGTTTTGATGTGAGGATAGTCTAAAGATGTTTTTCTTACTTCGGGGGTTATACCACCTTTAGAACTATCATCCATCATGTCCAGCAGGTCATTCAATTGCTTTTCTGACATCTTATCATATAGTCTGTCATATACTTCAGTAACAGACATAATCATCTCATAACAACACCATTGTGCTTCATGTATGAATTCAAGATCAGATGTATCAGTATCATAGTCAAAGTAAATGGGATTTATTCTCTCTAAATGAGGTTCTCCATTTACTATTCCTACGTAATATATCTCTTCACCACCAACTAGAGCATCTTTCCAACCTTTATAGAATTCATGAGTAATATTCAACTTGTTCTTCAAATAGTTTAGACTATGATATGCTGTTATCTCGGCTATATCTTTATAGTCTTTACTCATGTACTTTTGTATCTATTCTGGTGGCATTACTTCACCTGATTGTAATGCTTCTTGGTATCTAGCCTGTTCTTCAGGGCCTAGTCTACTCATGATAGTAGCTTGTATGTAGTCTATAAGCATTTGTTTAGCTTTATCCTACATTTCGCTAGTAGCTATATCACTTGTACGTACTACTCTAAAATTAAATGGTCTTTTAGTTTCTTCACCTAATAATAGGTCTATTTTAGGCTTAATTATATTATAATCCTAAGCCATTGCAGGGAAACCATCTTGCTGTTTAAAGGGGTTAGTAACATACTTAAGATCCTTCTCATTATATATACTATTGTAAAGGTCATAGTATGTCTACATTTCCTCTTTACGAGTTCTAGTATTACCATTTCTAGAACCACCTTGACTATGTCCTATAATATAGTCAACACAAGACTCTTTCCAGTCCTATGTTTTCTTAGACATAGGTAATCTCTACAAAGGAAATTGATTAATATTCTTCATAATTAAAACATATATGCTTCGATATTATCAGTAGATTCATCGTCATGAAACCACTGTTGAGTAAAGATAGGGCCTTCAAATAATACCCTATTTCTATTCTCCTTTTTTATTTCTTTTACTTTGACATTATAGAGCTGTTCTCTATAAATCATTACTTGTGTCAACGCCATTACTCTATCCACGTTCACCACATCATTTGCAGCTATGAGCTCTTCCAATAGCGGTTCTGACATTATGTTGTATAGATTCTTCTTACCATCTGCATTAATCTCATTAAGCCAATCTTTGATAAGACCCCAGCCCCATTGTTTGATTTGTTTATTCATATGACAACCCTTCTTTCTGTTTACTTTAGAGTTGCCAACAATATCGTTTATAATATCAGGCTAATCAGCTAGTAAGTAGTCACAATGCTTATTAGTAAAGTAAACAAAGATACCTTTGTTTTGATTCTCATACATTGCTCTAGCATTGTAATACAGCAATAATTTTCTTACATTCTCATAGAACTCTTCTGCTGATTTAGGTCTACCTGTATATTCAGCAACTATAATATCAGAATATTGTTCTATAGATTGTATACGCTTATATATAAAACAAGAACCAAGAGATGTGGTACTTGATTCATCATAATCATATGAGTCAATACCAGCTATATAAAGACCTGCACTAGCGTCTTTATTAGGATGTTCCCATATTACTATAGAACCAGTAGGATCATCACCTACTAAAGCCCCTGTAACTTCGTCTCTTTTGGTTCTTAATGGATAATGAGTTATATCTCCAGTCTTCTTAATTACCCATTTAATAGTTCCATCTGGTTGTTGAATTAAGTCTCCTACTTGTTTATGGTTCTATAATTTCTTATTAGTCCTAAGTAATGATAACTATTCCTGTAATTCCTTTTTGGGAAATATGTTACCATTAAATTCTAGCACGGCTTCAGCTGGGGTAATAGGACGTTCTGCCACATAACGGTCTACAGCTGCATTACTAGTAGCATTAGTTATTACTACTTGTCTTTCAGCTAATATATGTTCTAATGATTTCTTTTTAAACGTATTACCATCATCATCCATGTATATACGCTTACCATCTTTATCACGTATATCCAGATTAGTATACTGAGGTACAAAGAAACCACATTTATTAGTAGTCGCTGTTTCATCCCATATATTATCAAAACCTAAACAGTTATAACCATCTGGATTATAAAACATGTCTTTCATGGTTTCGAATGCAGAGCCTTCATCACCACCAGTACCCCATACAATCATTGTACCAAAGGCTATACCATCTACTTCTACAGAAGGTCTAGCAATTTGCCATGCTGCTCCTAATTCTGAGAAAGAACCTCCCTCTTCAAACATAATAAGGTTGGCTTTCTTACCACGAACTACGTCAGGATTATCTTTCAAAGTAACACCAATAATCTCTGACTTGTAACCCATTTCTATTACATTACCATAATCGTCTTTAGTATAGAAACCAGCTCGTCTACGCATCTAGGTATTGACACTACGTTTCTTACCCCAAGCCGTATTCTTATCTATGAAGTCCATGTAATCCCATGCTTTAGTAAGAATACCATCATCTGTTAAGTATTGCTTATTAGATGCGTATATGAATGTTTTACTATTGGGTATCAAATAGAAATTACGGCATGCCATAGAACCACCTTTGTAAGAGAAACCCTTACGTCTTGATTTGAGTAGACATAGATGTTTGCCCACTGTTTCTGCTTCTTGAACAGCATTAAAATAGTAATAGTCATAGTCCCAGAAGTCTGGAAAACTAACTTCATTTATACGCTTTACTACAGTATTGCCATCTTTATCAGTAGTAATATGATTAACAATACGGGATATAGGACAGTAATTTAAATAAAAATAGTTATAGCCACTGATGAAATCGCCATCATCAGCAGTATAACCATTAATACATCTATCTTGTTCTTCGTCCCAGTATTTGAAGTATTCCGAGGTACCTTCAGGATACTAACAATAATGCCCTGTAGCTAGAAACTACAAGGCAGGTTGTCGAAATTTATTTGAATTGATTATTTTTTTGTTAAAGTCAACCATCTTTTTGGAAATTCAAGTTCTCTCTTTTTTACCCATTCTTTCATCTTGTCGTAGGCTTCTTTATCAAGCCAGTAACTCTTACCTTGTACTTCAATAAGTACGTTTTTATCTCTTAACTTTTCCATGGTTGTGAGGGCTAGAATCGAACTAGCGATATTAACACATTTATAGACATCCTCATTCTTTAATTGTACTAATATGTCCAAATCCTCACAGTGCACGTAGTTTGTAGGAGATACTACGTCAAACTCCCCGACTTACGATTCGGACCTGCGTGTTGACTACATCTAGAATTAGACAGGGACTCAGGTGGTTACGTTGTATGCGCGCCATACTTCACTTAGTTATTGGTCGCCCCCGTAGGATTCGAACCCACACCTGCTGGGTTAGAGCCAGCCTTGCTACCATTACAAATTAGAGGGCAATATCACGTGGGTATTAAGCCCCCACGTTAGGCCATCAAAATTATCGTTTGAACCAAGCTTTGATTCTACTCCATAAACCCTTTTTAGGCTTCAGAATATTGTCTATTTCATCAATCTGTCTCCAGAATTCTTCTTGACCTTTAGTCAAATCAATTGTAATATCGTATCGTGCTTTCATAATTTATCTTTATATTGTTCTAAACGTGTTGTTTAATTTAGGTTGCATTTTGCTGTATTATCTCGCCAACTCATAAGGATTAATCTTGGCATCACCTTTAACTTTACCTATGGCTACTTCTTCAGCTTTAACCATATTCTCTAAAGTATCTATACTCTTAAGTACATTACCTACTGATGTCATACCAGCTAATAGGTCCTTAATTTTCTTTTCATCAAGAGTATCGTCGAGGGATTCTTTATAATACTTACTGATACTATCTAGCTTTAATCTCATGTTATCAAGCATCTCCAACGTACGAGTATGACAGAATGCTTTATAGTCATTTTCACAGCTAATTTCTTCAGCAGTAAGTTGGTAGTTTTCATCACCAAATATTTCCTTTTTGAGTTTGGGTTCTCTAGTTTCAGCTTCCATACTTTGAACATATGGGCTATTCCATTTGTTCATCAGTACTATATAACTGATTACTTTAGTAGCATATTCTTTATTTGCTTTATCAGCATCCCATACTTTTTTAAAGCACGGGATACCTAAAGCATCTGAATGAATAATTACTTTACCTCCTTGAATATCAAATAGTTTCATTAGATTCGATCTTCTTAGTCAGACTTTTAAACCATCTGCTGATGTCATCCTTAGCGACTATGTCAGTACATATTACTGCTTTAGTATCATAATCAACACCGTTCCAATGTACAAAGTACAGTATTAAATCACCTGCATTATAGTCTACTACTTCAGTTTCAGTAATTATCTGTCCGTCCTATTCGGCAAAGAATGCACATCTAACATCAAAGTCTGAGGGTGTAGTTTTGATGGAATTAGTCTCTGTATTATACAGAGTCTTAGTACCATACTAATCAATTAATAATTTATCCATAATTAGCAACTTTGAGATACACATTCACAGTCACAGCAACAATCTTTAGCTTTCTCTCTGCCTTTTTGCTCTTCGTAGTACTTTTTTCTACGTTCGTAGTGATTAGTAAGATCTTTGTTATCAATCACGATGATATCGCCGTGTTCCTCATCCCCAATTCGATACATCAACATTACTACATTACCTGCTTTTACTTCGTATTCTTTGTCAAAGTAAGTAATAACTCCGTCTTCTTCGATAAGCCACATATAATCTACATTATATGAAGCACCAATACTATTAACTTTTAGTGTTTCTGTATCAAGCTTTATAAGTGCACGTTGCTCAGTTAAAATATATTTATTCATAATGTCTAATTTTTTAATCTATTCTGTAACCTAAATAATATTCTTTACTCAATTTCTGTAGTATGCTCTATGCTAGTGTCAGAGGTATTTTCGGATGTACATACTCCGGATTCATCTGATACTTCTGTATTATCTGCTAGAACTCCATTATCTCCTTCTCCAGACTCTGAGTTGTTATGTTGCTTCGTATATTTTTCATATAATCTCTCACATATAAGATCAATCTGTGCAGCTCTATCTAAGTTAGTTTCATTCTTACCATTTTCTATAATAGTAGTAGTTACTTCATCTAGCATGTCACCACTAAACTGATCATACATAAGATCTCCATTCATAATCAACTCTTCTACTAAATCAAAGAGTTTATTCATTTTCTTTGTAAGTAGATTCTTGTCTGTATGAGCTTTCTCTACTTTCCACATTGCAATGCTTTCTTCTTTAGTCATTTTCTTCTTTAAATTTAATTAAACTACTACTTATAGAGCCTGCAGCCCATCCAAGTAAATATGCATAGTTTTCATTTCTATGAAAACACTCTGCTGACAAACCCAATGAATCATACATGTAATCTGTAACATGTGTAGCTTCGTGAGCAATAGTATTTATTGCATCCTCAAGATTATCTGGATTGAAAATAACTACTAATACACCTGCCTCTCCTGTAGCTTTGTAGTGTACTGGTATTGTAACTGCCGCAGTATACTCTTCATAAAACTCTTCTACTAAGCTCTTATAGGTATCTTCTTTAACTATGTTAAAGTCTTCTATATTACAAAATACGAATTTCTTATCTAAACCTTCAGCATAGTTAGCTACCCATAGCTTTCTAGGATAAATTACAGGATCGTATGTATTAAGTATTTTCTTCATATCTTTTCTTTAATTTAATTTTACCCAAGTAAGTAAATCTGATAGGTTTATTATCCTAATTAGTTATAGCTTCATTAGTAAACCTAAAAGGACTGTTACATATTACTTCGATGATCTAATAAGGTAAGTTGTACTTATTACTTAGTTTAGTATATATACTGGGTTGATCTTTCATTGAACTTTACTCTTTTATAATATCTACATTCATTTAGAGTAATAGGTCCACTGATAGTATTTGGTCTAATTATATTGATAACATCTGCTATATCCGACCAATTACTAGAGTAATGTAAGTCATTAGCTATTATAGCTAGTTTATTAGCTTCTAATTTACTATACTTACGTATAGGTTCGTATATTGCTGTTTCGTTATCAAAATTTCCATTAATACTTAGTAACTCCGTTTTCTGAGTAATAAGAGTAAACCTATTGTAAGGCAAATGCTTATTCCATAGACCATACCAAGCTTTCTTAAGGAAATTATAATCTTTCCAAACTATAATGGAACCTGGTTCAAGCATTGTTGATTGTACTTTCATCTTTATTTAATCTTAACACTATTGTTATTTGTACTCTATCACCGATTACTTCTGGTATTAAAGCTTTATTTACCATTACTTCATCTTCTACTCTGCCTTTGACAAGTATACCTTGATTCTTAAACTTAGTTATATATCTACTTAAGTTATCAGGAGTAATACCTAATGTTTTTCTGATATACTTTCTATTTTCAGTACTTATCACATTCTTACTGATGTTAGGGAGTTTTGGTGTATTTATATCTAACTATATAAATGTAGATAGTAATTGTAACTCCCTATCAGTAAGATCTAATATACCGTTTAGGCTTTTCAAGAATTCATTGTATAAATCAGTTTTAGAGACACCTTTAACTAATTTATTCATTCTCTAATTTACCTTTAATACTATTAGCCAACTTAATCAAATTGTACAGTACTGTTTCAGATTCTACTTTGACGCAAGGTTGTACTTCACCTTTCTCAAACTTGTTCTGTACTTCTAGTAAATCGTCTTTGTATTGTCCAACCAAATTATCAATAAATTCAACAGTATCTTCAATAACTGTTTTGTCTGTAGCAACTGTAGTAAGGAAACCTTCTTTACAAAGGTCTTCTGCAAGTTTATCATTAATCATAATGGAACGTTCATAGCCCTCTTTAGACTCATCTAAAGTATAAGCTTCTAAACTCTCATCCCAAAACAATCGGTCACCTTTCTTAAGTAACCCACAATCTTTAATTACTTTATAATCTGACATCATTTTTCTAACTTTTTACAGGCCCACATTACTAATACTCCGATCAGTATTGCTAATAGCCAACATTTATCTTCCATGACACTAAAACGCCTTTGTTAATAGACTGTTAATACTTTTTAACATTTGTTAACATTTCATTAACAGATAATAGAAAACCCCGGCATGAAACCGGGGTCAACTACCACAATCTATTAACATTTAAAATATGTTTCTATACGAAAAAGCTTATTTTCAAGTAGGTTGGGAGTTTATGCTTGAAAAAATCTTTTCTTTCTTATTCGCAAACAGCAATTACATCAAATGGTTTGACTAACTGACTATCTTTGAATAAATCAAAGTCCTTGGAGAACTTTTTATTGTAAACTACTTTGTCCCCTACTTTAAATTCAGGTTCTGCTACACAAGTGGGAATGGCTAATACAATACCAGTACCATATTCAGATTCTACTTCTTTAGTCTCTGTCTTTGTCTCGTACTTATTAAAGCCTTCTTCATCTACTTCCCCTGTAGGAACTTGTTCTGTAAATTCCTTAGTAACCATTACAGGTTCTAATGGTTTTACTAGAACATCTTTAAGGAACTTGTAGTTCAGTCTGTTTAAGACTGTTTCTAATATCTTATCTTCGTCACTCATATTCTTCAAACTTGGTTTATTACTATAACGTTAGCAATTACGTTTTGTTTCCTTTTCCATGTTAATATATTTACTATAACTAACAGTAGAATATAAACGTAATATGCCTTTATCTTTCTTGACCAGGTATACTTTCTGATTTAGATCAAATAAAACATGGTCTATTCCTTCAATACAAGTTTTTACTGGTCCAGTAATATCTTCTCTTAAGTATAACTCAGCTAGTTCATCTGTGGTAGATCTAAATGCTAAATCTAAGGCTTTAACCCTACTCTGTATTTTACTAGATTCTTTTAGTAATTCTTCCCACTCTTTAGCCAATGCTTCTCTATCTATCATATTCTTTGAGTATGTTACCACCATTAGAAGTACAGTACGTAACAGCTCTTGTTGGACATCTCAATTGGTTTTGAAAGTAACAGCCATCACATTTACCACCCCTGGAAGGCTCTATTATAAACTATTTACTTTGTATCTCTACTGGAGTACTTTTCCTTATTATCTCAGCTAATTCTGGATCATATAACGTCATAACTTTAAATTCTCCTTAACTTTATATATAGTATACATACTAAGTATGCCAACTATAACACCAAACCAAAAACTCATTCTTTTATCTCCTTTCCTTTTCCGTGTTTATCTAAGTAAAGCATAGCTATTGCATTCCAAGCTACTTGGGCTAAATGTTGACAACCTGTATCTTCATCAACCTTATTGCCTTTCTCATACTCAAGTAAGTGCCTTAACATTGCAGCTTTGTATCTCTGATAACCGTTGTTCAATAATTGCCAAGTATTCTCACCATACTTATTAGCACCAGATGTATATACTTTAACTATATCTTCAATCTCTTCTAAAGGCAGTAAATCCCATCTTAGTTTACCGTCTTGGAAATCATTCTTTTTTCCTTCTTTCATAGTTTTACTTCCCATTGCCATTTTTCTGGAATTATCTTTATAGTATCTGTTTTAGTAGTCAGTAGCCTTTCTATCTGTTTATTCATTTCAGTAAGAAATTCTTCCTCTACTAGGGCAAATTCTTTATCATTAAACCAGATGGGTATTAAGCGTTTGTTACTTATATTTTCCATAGATATATTCAAAGTAATCAACTATAAATTGAGCCATCTCTTCATCCTCTCCGTCTTCTATATAAGAATTTATCACCTTTTTTCTTATATCGTTGGTATAAAGAAGAATTAAATTGTCGAGGTCTTCAATACTACCAAATTTTAGGAACTTGCTGTAAATATTCTTCAAACCTTCATTTGAAGGATAATATTCTACTATCTTTTTATTCTCCATCTACAAAGTATATAAGATTACCATTCATCAAATTACTATCAATACCTACAAATTCTATATCAGTATTATAAGTACTTCTATACTTAAAAATATAAGTATCTGGATTATTATCTGTATAAGTACCAGTTATAGATTTAAACATTTCAGGTATAATATCTTTGTCTACATATACTCTCATATAAGGTCTTAATTTACCATCTTCGTATAGACTGTCTATAGTCTCATATACCTTATCTATTATCTCTTTTACTTCCGTCATAATATAATCTTCTTAAGTATATAACCTTGAGTACAGTAACCAGTAACTCTAGTAGGGCAACTACTATTATACAAACTACAACCTTCACACATACCTTTCTTCAACTCTGGTACTAACTGATATGGTTTATTACCATGATATACTATCTTACCAGAGTAAGCCTTATCTATCTTATTTACTTTATTCATTGTCTAAAATTTCAACTTCTTGTAAATATATTTGTCCCTTATATTTTAAGGGATCTTGTTCTATGTAGTAATACTTATTATCAATCTTAGCTATTTGTGCTTTACCATTCTTTACTATTGATAATATCTCAATATTCTTACTCAACAATCTCTTGACTTCTTTTTCAGTCTGGAGATTTCTCATAAATTCATATTTCATATTACAGTGTTATCTAAAGTAAGAGTAATTATAATGGCTTACTTATGATATAGAACTTATTAGTCTGTATTAGTAACCCCTCTTACTCCCCTATAAACGTCTCATACTATGTGTTAGTTACTATTTCTTTAACATTTATTAACAACAATTATGGCTATTTAACTTCAAAATTTTAACAATTTTTAACAAAAAATTTTTTATAGAGAAAGTCTGCGTGTGTGGAGTACCAAACTTCAGGGACCCCCTATACGTATTCGGGCGAAGACACCCCGATAGGAACATCAGAATTCAAATCTAAATTTAGGAGGACAAAATTATGAAGAAATTATTTGTTTACGGCGCTGAGGTCTTGAAGGATAAGGATGACAATGATTATGTGTTGTTATCTTTATTAGCTGAAGAAGACGGTGTAATGGCGTCTGGTATGTACAGTAAGGCTATTTTTGAGAATGCCAAGACTCGTACAGGCTTCTTGTACAAACAAGTAGAGAAGAGGTTAAAGGGTGGAGACAAGTGGGAAGGCGACATTGACGACCAAAGCACTTGGATTACTACTGTAGGTGAAGTAGTGACTCTGGATATGAGACCTCACTACGTTACTTATGAGGAAGGCGGGAAGAAGAAGTATCGTAAAGACCGTAAAGGTGAGAAGGCGATATCTAACCGAGCTACCGTTGTGATGCTGCCTGGTGAGACTGTTGCCAGTCTTAGAGCCAGTCTTGAGAGCCGTATCGACGAGGACGATTTCGTTGAAATGTCTGACGACTCTGACGAATAAGAATTAGGGCTAATGCCCTAATCTTATTCTTTTGCATTAATCTATAAACATCTCATAATCACTACAATATGGCAGAAGCAGTCGACTGGATTTACACAATCTTTTGGGTAGGAGTGTTGGTTTGGCTCATCTACTCCACTTATGACAATGAATTTCGTAAGTAGATTTTGTTATCCTTACAATATATAGCGAATTTAGTATTTTAATATCAATTGAAGACACATAGTGTCAAAAAAACTCTATAACTTCCCAAGACATTGAGGGCACCAGTTTCTTATAATAGTATAGTTGGCAGACGTAAGGGCGTACTCAGCTGCCGTGTGAAGCAGTGAATTCTGTGGACTGATAGAGAACGTGTAATATTCAGGCTATGCGTTACGTAGTTATAAGTTTTAGGTGTAAAATGCAAATAACTAAATTCAATATATATGGAAGAATTCACAGCTTATACAGTAGAGCGTATAAAAGGCAAGAAACAACTAGTCTTTAATATATCTTGTGATGTAGTTTTTAATTCTTTTAAGACACTCAAGTATGCACAAAGAAGTAAGGCAATAGCATTATATGCAGCTGTATTAAATAGTACTTCTAACTCAATGCATACTGCATTTAATGACTTTGAAGAATATTGTGACAATCTATGTGATTGGTACAATATATATGACAAAGAACAATTAAAGGCAGATATTGAAGATGCATATCATAGTCAGGAAATTACTAACTAAAACATTATATATTATGAAAGGTTTTATTATTTTCTTTGTGTATATAGTATTAACTCTTATTATACTATCTTCTCTCGGTCCAACAACTAAGGCAGGAATGGGTTGCTATGCTGCTTTTAGTACAGTGTACGTAGGCATATTAGCTATCATGATTGGATGTAAAGAAGAAGATAATGAAGAATAAAGAGTTTGCTATCTGTTTAGCCATAGCAATATCGTTATGGCTAATCAGTATTGTGTCCTTCCATTTGTTTGGAATCTAATAATATAATATAGATTTCCGCAGAGTAATTATTCTATGAAATGCAAATCATCTACTTATGTCGTGAGACATTATTTAACCACGTTAAAGTATAATAATATAAGTTAGGTATGCCCTTATAAAGACTTAGGTAGCGCTAAGGACTATATTATTATACTTCTTTTCTTAATGCAGCCGAGTGCCGGTGACAAGCCCGACAGAATGCAGAGTCAAGAAAAACATAATCCTATTTACTATGCACAAGTAAAGACCGATTATGAATCCACGTGGTAAGGGCACAGTTAGGTTCGCTGTGAGTGCACCCTTTGTAGCAACTAACTAAAGCAAGTATAGATAGGAATAAGCTATTACCTCGATAGGCTTAATGAGGTGCTTGACAGTCTGACACTAACTGAACAATAAGTGTCAAATAACTCTCTACTGAATCACAGGCTCGAGACGTTTAAGAGTTAGCGCGTGTAGGTAGAGAGTTCTTTAAGGTGAGAATCCTTGACAAGCATGTGGGGCTTATATCTATCTATAAACAAGGAGACGGACTAATTTTTATTAGTACAAGGAGTCGGTTATAGTAGTATTAGTGCAGACTTTAAAATCATGCAGTATAACAACCTTCCATATACTAATGCAATAGTGAACTTCTGAATCATGTTATACTTATTAGTCCTAAGCGTAGGATAGTCCTCAACTTATTATGTTCCGTTAGCTTAATATGGATTTGTAGAATACTAAGAGTAGTATTGCTAGTATATTTATATGTGAATATAGGTATACTAGTTGCACTCATAAGGCAGCCTTCACGTGGCGAGTGTGTTAAGTAATAGGTTAAATAAATCTTCCAGTTTGTACCTATGAAAACTAATGCCTTACTTTTTATTAACAATGCTCAGATGGCGAAATTGGCAGACGCTTCAGACTTAAACTCTGATGATTATTACAATCATGCGGGTTCGATTCCCGCTCTGAGTACATTCATTAACTTAAAAACAATAATTATGAGAGCAAAGAAATCAATTCAAGCATGGGTAGCAAGAGAAAAAAATGGAGCGTTATTTTTGTTCTGTGAAAAACCAAAAAAGCGTAAATCTTACTGGATAAATTTAAATACATTCAATAGTCTAGTACTCCCAAAAGAAGCTTTCCCTAATGTAAAATGGGAAGATAACGAACCTACTAGAGTATATATCAGAATAGCATAGTATGACAATCAGAAGAAGTTATTCAAATAGTATACTCACAAGTATCAGTGAATTTTTAATTGCATTAATTATAATATTAATAGCAACAGTATCAATAAGTAAATATTGCGCAGACTATGATTATTATAATTATGTAGAACTTAAAGCACAATATAAAAACTATATTGTGACTAATAAGTATATACGGAACTCAGACACTTATGTGTTAGAACTCATGAACCCTTTTAGTAAAAAGACTAAAGAGGTATATGTTAGAGATTATCTATATTATAATACTTATTTTGTAGGAGATACTATAAAATGACAAGAAGTAAAAGCCAAAAGTATATATATCTATGTAGGTATAATAAGAGTAAGCCTTATCGTGTGATAATACGTCACAATAGTGAAAATATCCAAGTGGGAACATTTGCTACATTTCCTGAAGCTATTGAAGCTCGAAACAAAAAATTACAGGAATTAGGAGCAAGAGTACCTATTGGACCTCTTACTAGAGTAGGTATTAAAGCATCTATCAGAAGATCTATAGAAGATTTAGAATTAGTAGCTAAGTCAATAAAGAATATAGATAGAGTTAGTTTTAATATAGTATCTAAACAAATTGAACAGTTATCCAAAATGTTAAACAAATATTAGTCAAAACTATGTTCGAACAAGTAAAAGATTACAAAAGTGCTTGTGCTGTACTAGGTAAGAAACCTATTGATAAGCGCAGAAAGTTAGATGAGCATGTTATGTCATACATCATGCTGAGTACTATCACTGAAGCAATTAACTTTATTGCCAACGGAAACAAACCGTGGATACCGGTCTACCAACAAAACAAACCAATCAAAACATGGTACAGTTGGTGGTATATTGATTGGAACAAGATTAAAGACGGTTCCGCTGCGGGTTTATTCTATCTGGCTTCTAACGATGGCCTTGGTCTTGCGGGTGCTTTTGTCGGTACTCATTTGAGGTTCATTAACAAAGAAGCAGCAGAATATGCAGTAAAAACTTTTCAGCCATTGTATATGAAACATATGTTTGGTATAGATTAAGTTCTCATATTTATTAACTATTAAAACATTTATCAAGAAATGGAAAATGAATTACAAGATTCTTCAAGAGGAAGAGGCTCAGCAATAGCCTGGAGTTTAGCAACAATCCTAATTCTATTAGGAATGTTAGTTGCTAGCGCACTAACTTTTATCTGTCATGATAAAGTTAGCAATCTCATCAATCCTGAAAAGGATAATGTAGAACAAGTTTGTGTTGACACAATTTATACTGAAGCTGTACCTACAATACAGGAAGTTCTTCAGTTTCGAGAAGACACAAAACGTTACATGCACATAGACAGTGTATTTCTTACAATGCCAGACGTTGTCTTAATAGATATACTAAGGCAACATGGAACTTCATTGTCTAACAGTGACATTGTGACTATATATGAATCGAACAGAAGTACTTATAACAAGGTAATGAGCGGGGCTAGAAGTCAACACTATAAAGACTCATTAGATAAATTGTCTAACACTTATGACAATACTAAAGATACTACTTTCGTAAAGAGAGAATAAAGTAATAAACCTCGCTTTGTGATTTTAGTTATAATTCCTTTTATTTTTAAGTTAAAAGTATACTCAGTCTGTGAAGATAGAGTATACGTCCTCAGAAGATGACAAACCTGTGGGGCGTAAGTAAATGCATATCGTATATTATTCCCTTGAATACGGCAATAGCGGGTAATATCCGAGATACTCGTATTTGTGTTTATAATCGTGCAGACATTAAAATCAGGTACTCCAATAAGGAAAGTTTGACAGCAATCCTGCTTATGAGTTAAAACTATAGTGAGAGTCATAGAAACAAAGTGTTGTTATCTTATTATTAACAAATGTAATTAGAATAGATACTATTTATTCTAAGAAAGAACGAAAACAAAGTTGATACTAACTTAAAAACAAATCCAGAGTATCCTGGTTGTCGTCAACAATATTAACAATTTAAAACATTAAGTAATATGAAGAAGAAATTAACAAAGGAGGTTCATAATGCCTCGTATTAAAGTAGAAGAAGGTCGTAAACTTACTGAAATAGAATTCGGTACAGACCATTATCTAGCAAATTTGCTTGCTTGTACTAAAATATTAGGTATACCCTTAAGTAAAGCAAGAACTCTGTGTAAATCTCATCCAGATATGAATATTAAGGTAGATCCACCACTACCCATTATCAGTAAATTACCTACTGATGCTATTCATATTGAATTAGGTGAATACGCAATAACAGTTAAAATAACTATTAATTAACTATCAAAGTAAAATGAAAGCAATTATTATTACCTTCCATGGAGAAGCTCCTGAGAAGAATTATGATGAAATCATCAGAAGAATGGCTGAATTAGTATTCAATAACACAAGTGCAAAGATTGAAGATATCTCTGCCGCTGTGTTAGACGATAAAGAAGTATCTGAAGCTTTACTACAGAAAGTAGTAATAGCTCCTGTAGCAAATGCTAACAAAGCTTCTATATCAACCACTGTAAAGGCTGTAAGTGAACTTTGTAGCAATATCATCAATGAAATCGGAACTCCATCATTGATGAATGAAGAAGTATTCCGTAAGGAATTACTGAAATATCTTCTTAACAAAGAAGACCAGGCTACAACTAGAGTATTACGTATTATTATCAATACTCCAGAGAGTTCAGCTTCTAAGGTAAAAGTAGTGCTACACAACTACGGTTTATCAAAGCTTCCTGAGATAATCAAAGGTTTTGACTCTATTCTCAAACTATACTAGTTATGGCAAGAACGGAAAGAGAATACGAAAATCAGCAGAAAGACTTCAAAAAGAAGCCTAAGCACAAGAAAATGGAGCCTTACAATCGAAAGAAGTCATGGAAATAGACAAAAGGAGCTTAATACAGTATTATATTAACACTGTCAAAGAATACGCTCCTATATTTGGACAAGATCCCAATATCATTTTGTCAGAAGTAGCTAGAACAAACTCTCTTTTACAAAGAGAATTATATCTAGTTACAAACGATTGTCCTACACTTAACAATAAAATTAACTGTAGTGAATGTACTCATGAGTGTAAACTCAGAATGCAACAACTTGAACAGTCCAAGGAGGATACTTCGCCAGAGTATCCGCCCGCTGTTATATATTACTAATTTAAATTGTTAGTAAAATGGTGGATTTCAGTCAACCAAGAACCATTTATGACCAAACCCCTAAAGGGAGATCTCATAGGAGACACAAGTACCTACGGACTATACAACGGTCAACCAATTAACATTGGTCAGAAGAAGGATATGGGTCATCTACGAATAAGAAATACGAATAAGTAGAATGGTTCTTTTTTAAACTCTAAATTATCAAAAAAATGAATAAAACAAAACGTATTAAACCGTTAGAGGTATTCATAGAACTCGAAAGTAAGGAAGTGAACCCTAACAAAGAGTATATTGCTATATGCCAAGAAGCAGTAGATAAACTCAAACAAGAACTGGAGATAGAAGAGAGAAGAGTAAATCATTATCTTATTCTATTAACAGCTAATAAACGTAAGCGTGAACAATCCTATATCAATCGTAAACAAGTCAAAGCAGGTGAACATGAAAGTTACCGACAACGTAAAATACGATTGAATAAGGAGCGTAGAGAATCCGTACGTAATGGGTAAGATTATACGTCCTTTGGTTAGGATATACCCAACAGAAAACATCCAAGAAAGAATTAGAGCTGTATCATACTTTGGTAATTTTAGTATTGAATCTGCAAAACTACAATGCAAGAGTAACAATTACAGGTCTATAGATATCTATGTTCGTAATATATTCGTAGCAGTATTAGAAGCAAAAAGAAGATATTTCAAAGGATGTGATTTTATCGAAATTATTTCGTGATTATTAACTATAGTATCAAACCATTAAAAAGTATCAAATTATGGCAGAAGAAAACAAACTGAACATCTTTGATGTAAACAACGAGAGTGACGACATCCAAGAGTCAATCTCGAATGCAAACAAAGTAACCGATGAAGTAGTAAAGAAAGCAGCCGAAAAGATCGCTGAGCGCCGCAAGGAAAAGCTCACGAACGAACTCATCGACGTGGTTCAAAAGTGTGAATACACTGAGAAATCCGCAGCATTGCAGTTACGCCGTAGTAACCGCGTAAATCAACGTATGAAGACTTATATGAAGGAATTGCATGCAATTGCCGAAGACGTGAAGAGCGGCAAGAAGCCCATTACGGCATGGGACGATGAAGCTTCTGCACTGAAGAAGCAATTCGACAAGGACCTCATTGAGATCGACAAAGATATCGACAAGTCTCAAAGAGAATTGGACGAGATCTTCCCGAACTCATGGTCTTACCGTTGGAATTCTCTGATTCCGCAGCGTAATCGCTAAAGACAGAGAAAATAAAAAAAGAGGTTCCGAAACCTGAGTATCTTTGTATCCAAACAGGTTAGTGTTTATGGGGAATTTAGGTAGAAACCGTTAGGTTTGCCGGGAGAAATTGGACGCCACAAAGACCTGAATTAACAGGTCTCATTTAGTATCTTTGTATCAGTAATGAGGAACTACTGTGTACTACTGATCATATGTCTGGGATCGCGACAATAAGATTGTCCCGCATTAGTAATAATGCTGAACTGCCTTAGTCGAGATATCAAATCAGACTGAATAGTGTGTATCTTGTATCATTTACGTTGCTAAGGATCGAACCACGTAAATCCTATTCATATATTATCAAGATCAGTATAAGAGAACTAACCATTCTCAAGACCATAGGGTATATAGCTTTGGTCGGCTGTATACCCACAATTTTTAATATTATGTGTAAAAAAGAAAGAACATGGATTGAGGCTGTATTTTATTCTATGTTTACAGTAGGAATTATTACTATAATACTACTGTTAATAAGCCTTATTTAGAAATATGAAATGGTTTTATCGTATACTATTTGTATTGTGTCTTCCTATATTGATATTTCCTATGTTAATATGGGAAAATCATATGTATGCACCTGATTGGTTCATAAAATGGATAGATAAAATGCATTAAAGAAATTGACTGTTAGGTCTATTGAATCGTCGTTTGGACACGGGTTCGATTCCCGTATGCTCCACTATGTTCGTTCGACTCGAACCAGTGGCAGCTCCTGTGATGGGTAACTCTTCCTCATGTGTGAAATAACACAAATGGCAACTGAGCTGCAATCGGGGCATTATGGTTTTGACAGCGACATAGAGGAAATAGAATAGGTCAATAAGCAGATAACTGGCAATACAAGTTATGTAATGGATTATACTCGCTTAGCAGCGTGATAATCTGAACGGCTAAGCTAATGTCGTAAAAAGCTGGAGTAGAATAACTATAATTGGTTAGAGCGGGGGCGGCGGGAAAGGAGCTGATACCCAATCCCCTCAGGCACCACCAAGTTCAAGGCAGGAGTGCTATATGTAGGTTCGAGTCCTACTTCTACTACAAGAAAATTAGGTTTAATCAATAAATTGTTAATTTGAAATGGGATTAATTAATTTTATCAGAGAGAAACTTCCTGAACCCTTAGATAAGGTAAGTAAGGAATTACGAATGAAAGAGAAATTGATACAGCGTATCAACTCTGTCGTGCCACAGTGTTACAAGAACAGGTATCACTATAAAGAAGGTATTTCTAAAGTAAGAAACATCTTCTTCTTCTGGGAAGAAAGAGGTACAGAAATTCTACATCTTATTGATGTGGACGGAATGACTTCTGAAGATGAGAGAAAATTTCGTGAACTTGAAATAAAAGCAAGAAACTACAAAGAGCAATGCGTATAAGATATTTTGCCTGGTTTGACTCTAAGGCTGAACGTACTGAATTTATCAGTATACTTAATCAGTCTCGTTCAGAGTCTGAAGCGATTAGTAAACTTCTCGATAAATATCCAGACTTATCTATGTCTGCAATATCAGGAGTAGTAAGTAACTTTGTAAAAGAAATCAATAAAAAGTCATGAAATTAAATCATCCTGGAATCTATCGTATTATTGGAGAGCAATTTGAATTGTTAGCCAATATAGTTGGAGAAGTTCCTTGTCTTAGGATTACTTCTGCACTGTTAATAAATGACCTTGTTCAAAAGGGAAAGTTTACAGTACTCTCTGAAGAATCTATTGAGATACAAACTGTATGTCAAAAACCTGATTCTTTTTTGTTTTTAGAGTATGAATACTCAGAAATATGTACCCTACCGCCTTATAGACAATCTATTCGCGGTACGAAAATGCCAAACATTAGTAATGAACAACTAAAGGCATTCACTAACAGATATCTTGAGGATATCAAAATTCCTGGTAGAGGAATTGAAGCTACAAAAGCATATATTCTCAGCGTAACTGATTTCAACTTAGCACAGATAAATGTGCTAATGCTAAAAATAATTAATAGCACTCGTTATGGTCGTAAATAGTCTCACCGCATATCCATACTTAAGAGGATGTCCTATAAGATATTCTCAAGTAAATTGGAGACCATCTTGGTATGTATTCTTAAGAATACAGAATCGAGAAATTAAAAATACAGAATTCCATAAATTCTTTGATAAACAGAACTTAGCTAGGATAATATCATGGTTTGACATGAACATAATACAACAGATTGGCATAGCTTCTAAGGTTACTTTAAAAGTTAGAATTAGAATTGTCTGTGGTATGGTGAATAAATTACCAGTCGAAGTTCTCACTCGCGAATTAAAGATTGAATTTATGGAATGTATTTGGGACGCTTTTGATAAACTATATGACGAGTGGAATGAATGGCATTGCAGGTATATACTTGGATTACCATTCTAAGGGTATAGGGTCTTGGTTGACCCTATACTCACTAAAAAGCCCGTGATTATGACAGATGAAGAAAGACAACAGCTTTTCGATCTGATCAAACAGGCGAAAGAAGGTAAACAAATTGCCTTCACAAAGCTTTATGAGAAGTATAATCGAATTATATATAATACGATATATCGTATTGTTAATAATAAAGATGCTGCAGATGATTTATTATCTGTTACTTTTATTAAAGCTTTTTCAAAGCTAGAGAGTTATGTTAACAATATTTCATTTGAAATGTGGTTAAAAACTATAGCTATAAATAGTAGTATTGATTATATTAGACGTACTAAGAAAGAGAATGCAAATTATTGGCTAGACGATAGTACTAGCACTGTTCAATTGAGAAGTTCGGCCGACTACTCACCTGAAGATAATTACATCTTCAATGAAACAGATGAGAGACTTTCAGATGCCTTTAGCAGACTCCGGTATAAGTATCGTCATATACTTGAACTACGAACAGTTCAGAATTTGTCTTACAAACAAATATCTGAAGAGCTTGGCCTCACAGAGAGCCAGGTAAAATCCCAGCTTAACAAAGCTCGGGAAAAGTTAAAACAATTGTTAAACTAAAAAATTTACAAACATGTCAGCAATTTGGATTATTGTGCTATTAATAGTAGCATTTGTTCTTGCGAGAAACTTTCGCAGTGACAAGATGTGGTGGATTTATATCTCCTGCATCATAGCTGGCTTGTTAGTAGGTATGTTGAGTAAGGAAGTAATAGAAACCTCTAAGAAGGTCAATCATACTACTTCCATTACTCAGCTAGTCAACACCGTTGATGACTTCAATTCTACATGCACACAAAGCTTAGTGTGTACAGTGACAGAAGGTACTACCGATTGCCTATCTGGGGTTGTGAGTAACATGACAGAATTGAAATTAAAGTTATCAGACGCATTGATTAGTAATATCTATACTAACGGGCGTGACTCACCAGCAATAGAGGATGATAGTTGACCTCTCTAAATATTCTATCGACTGAACTAACGTATTATTAACCACCAAAAATTATCAAAATTATGGCAGAAAAAGAAATGACTAAAGCTGAAAGAAAAGCAGCTTTGAAAGCAGCAAAAGCAGCAGCTAAAGAAGAAGCAAAGAATGCTGCAAACAAGAAAGAAGGCAAGAAAGAAGACAAGCCTTCTGATGACAAGGGAAACAAGAAAGAGAAGGACAAACCTTCTCAAGTAGAAAAACCGGCAGCTGAGGCTCCTAAGGATAATAAGGAACAAAGTCAGACACCCAAAAAGAAAAAAGACAAAATTCCTACTATCATCCCTGAGGATGTTTCTCACGAGAATAAACCTTCTCCAGAAGAGAAAGCGCTCAGACGTGCAACCTCTCTTGTAGGCGGTATCACTGGTGCTGGTATTCCTGTAGGTTCTACAGCCTCTTCAGTAGATGGAAAGGCTATGTTGTCATTCGTAATGCAACAGCGTTACGCTAACAACGAAGAACTTGCAAAGCGTTATCCTGAAGTATACGCTGACATCAACCGTACTATTGATGTCGTAAACTTGTTAGCCCTTGTTGACATACGTCAGGACTTATTCAACCGTGGTGAACGTGGTGAATTGCAACTTATGATTGATGCAAATCAACTCATGCCGTTGCAAGGTATGGCTGAAATGTTAGGCATTAAGCTCGCTCCAGCTAAAGCATTACCGGGAGGAGATGGTAGCCAGTTGTCTATTGACTTTAACAAGTCAGAAGTTCCTACAGAACTTGCAGAAGATGCTGGTAAGACTATCAAAGCACCGGAGCTTGATCCGAATAAGATCACTACAGATGAGGAAATTGATGCAGCGTTGACTTACCTCATCAGCAAAGAAAGAAACGTTGCAACGAACATTGTTAACACCGTAGAATGGTATCGTACACTGCGCGGCCTGAAAGAAACTAATGCTGATAAGAAGTTAGCATTAGACGAGATGACAGTAGGTGATTGGATGAATGAAATTTTCAGCCGTATCAACCCTGTTAGCTTACTGAAAGGCCTTGGAAGCTCAGTATACGTATATACTTCACAGACTGGTTCTCCGTGCATGGCACACTCTGTACTGCACAATCACTTGACTAAGGCAGGTTGGAGTGAAGAACAAGTTGCAGAAACGGTTCGCGCTCTTATCAATGAGAACTTCCGCTTGAAGCAGAAGGACAACAAAGACCTCAAACCTGAGTCTGATAAAGCTATTACAGCTCTTATCTCTAACTTAGGTGAAGAGTATATTGATAAGTTGTTTGCAGATTGGTCGCTCGATTTGACCGGTGTAGAAGAATCTAAGAAGAACCAACTCGAGAATGATCGTAAGATTGCTCGAATGGTTATAGGTTCTATCAAGACTAACTTCTTCGGAAAGGATGAAAGTCCTAAACCTGATGAATTACGTCTGAAAGTCGGCCAGATTATCAATCTGTATCGTGATCCAGCTTCTCGTTTGGCAGCATATTGCCAGTCATCCATCACAGCTCCTACAGAAAAGGAGTATCCTGAAAAAGGTGGAGACAAACCGGCAGACGAAAAAAAAAACTAAGCGCTTGGCGTAGGTTTTTAAAGTTTGTAGGTTTCGTAGAAGAATAACCATTCTCTAAAACATCATAATCAATATGAATTTTAGAATAATTACGGCTGTCGGCATGTTCATCGCCAGTTGCATAATTGGCTTTGGACTGCGACAGACAGTCACAGTAGTACAGGCAGCCCCTGTAATTCCTTCACCTATAGAGATGCCAAAATTCCCTATAGCAAGTAGTGAAGTGAAAAAGTCTGTCGAGAAGATAGATGTCGAAGTAGACCTATCTACATTAGAAGTATCCGTGAAAGGAACAACAGACGCAATTGTGAATGTAAAGACTACAGGTGAACCTAAACCCGTGGTTAAGTGGAGAACAAAGGTAGTAGAGAAACTGACTTCAACAGGATATCCAAAAGTACGTAGTATTAGTAGGGTATCTGATGACGAATCACCAGTAACTCCATTATCTAAAGTAGACTCCTATGGTAAGTAATTTAGTTATACTAAGACAAATGATACGTCTATCACGTATCATTAAGGACATGAAAGAAGCTCGGTGTAAACTGAGCTCCATCATGGCTCAATCCGCTTACTTTATAGTAGATGGAGACCAGTCTGATATCATTAGAAATCAGACTAAGGACAGTATAGCTAATTGCTTATACACCGAGAAGTACCTACGCTTGTCTGTAGGTAATGCTTGTAAATGTTTGGATGGATTTAACGCAAGTATCATGGAACCAATTGACTATATCAGTAGTAGTGATGTACGAAATAAGTTCGTAGATATTTGTAAAGGTAAAAAGGTTGTTGCAACAATCAACCTGACTACAGGTGAAATTACTATGTTAGAACCAGAACATGAAAATATGGCCGAAGATAAACGCCCAGTGGAAAATAGTTAATGACATTAACCACTATAAAAACCTATAATTATGTCATAGTTCGAGAGGAGCAAAACTATAGCGTAAATCACTCCAGGGAAGTCATGCGGTAAAGCATATAATAATGCTGGTCGCGCCCGTTAGGGAGCTTAGAATCATTTCTCTATGGCCCGAAAAGATACAGGATCCGAGAATATGTTAGCAGCTAACACTGTAAGATTACTCAAAAGGTAGGATGATAGGCCTAAACGTCTGAAAAACGGAAGGTAAAAGGGGGACAGAGTGCATAACCCTCTATAAGTAACGATATGATGAGAACCGTATTGGCGATTACTGTTACTAAAGACTCGTAGTTTAAGAGAAGACACACTGAACTACAAAGCAAGCAAGGAGAACGAAATCTTCTATATTACTCGTATGTATTATCAAGATATGAATCAAAAAGGAGTATAAACACGATGATGAAACAGGAGCAATAGGGTTCCTGACTTATCCCTTTGGAAAGGATAGGTAAAGCCGAGAGGTAAAGGTTAGTTTCACCTTAAGAAGCAGCCAACTCATGGAAAAAAAGAGATAGCAGAAACGCGACCACCGGTCTCCAAAATCGGTCAACAAAAGCGTAACTATACGCCCAGAAAGGAAAAATAGATTGCTAACTATAGTGTTCAGCACACATCAGCTGTGATGCAGTATGCAATTGTGGATACTGGAACTTGTGCTTATGAAGGTAGTAAATTACTGATACTAATGTAAGGGTAACCGTGTTATGGTACACACTATGTAAACTTGACTGATTATCGTGGAGCAGGAGCCAATCCTGTGCCTTATGGTAAATAGGGTCCTCGTGAAGGTGGATACGCAATGTTCCAAGGATGAAGTAGGGGTGATGTATATGAGATTGATACAGCCTTTCAAGACTGAAGTGGCTCACGTGCTTAGTCGTTCGTGTGAGTATAATTGAATGAGGAATGACTAGTCCCAGATGGACTAAGCGGTTTGAGGGCGCGATAACCCTGATTCTAGATGCAGTGACCTTTAGCAAGTCATATTATGCAGCAAAAATACACTAAGGTGACGCAGAGAAAACACCTATTAAAAAACGGCAGAGCTTATAAGTTTCAAGATATGTAAACTTCGTCTTAATATAATGCGGTTCAATCCAGAATTGTTGTTATTAATAGATGTACTTAAATTAAGGAGATACAGAAGACTATGTCATTAGGTTAGGAGTATAAGATGTTATACTATATTTACTAATGTATCTACGCTGAATAAAGCCAGCTATGAGTAAATGTGCTTTAATGTTTAACCTTTAATAACTGGGAAGTTCAATGATAGGTCAGAAGTATAAACATACGTTGTAAGTATGGAATATGGAGTCCGAGTCACCCCGACTGCCAACCGTTATGCTGACTGTTAAGACACTCGTAAAGTATATAGCAGCAACTATATATGTGAGAGAACGCTGAATCGTTAGCAACCTGTTGCTACTTCTTATACTGTCTCTATAAGGGTAGTAGTACACTTATGTGAAGTATCCATAAGCAAGACAAGGGAACGATGAAGGGTGGAAATCCCAATATTCGCGCAGTATAAACAAACAAATCCTGGAAATGGTACAAGTGGGTCATGCTATAAGCAATGAGCTTGTGATTTTAGTAACGTTAGATTAAACGACCCTCATTCGCGTAGAATGTTGTAATTCCTATATGCCTGTAGACATACCAGTTGTCGATGATAGGCCCTGTATATTATACTAGTACAATACTTATGCTAGATTATATGATATATAGTACGGACGTTTTCGTATTGAAAGTTCAGCGCAACGTAAAAACGGTCTGAATGAATACGCAAGAGTTGATAGACTTTTTGTAAACAAATAATTCTATCTATAAACATACAAAGTATTTTCATATCTTTTTATCAGAAGTAACTCTCAGAGTATTTCTCATAGATTTTTCAAATTTATTTTCAAAGTAAACTGAGTAGATTATGTGATTGAATTCACGCTAATATTTCAAAGCTTTTTAAAGCGGTACTATATAAGACGAGTACATTAGTAAATAAATAATCGAAAGGTGGAGAGCATTAACAAAGTATTAACTAAAAAACTAAGAAGAGTTTCGTATTGGTGAAATCAAGCACGGACTCAGAAAGGAAACATTCTTATGGATAATAAAGTATCTGCACCAGTAGTGAGTGCATTAGTAGGTAACCAGAGCGTTGCCTCTCAGGTTTTAGCTCGTTACCGGGCAACAGCAAAAGAGTATGGTCGCTATTTTGGCGAACAAATCTATACCGTAGTAGCAACCAATCCTGACCTGAAGTGGAAGGAAGATGTGCTCAACGATAAGAATACTTTACGGAAAGAAGTCAATATCTTTGTAGTGAAGGCTATTGACATCTTAGACGTTAAGTTCATTGCCAAAGACTTGGACGGTGAGCCGAAAATTATGTTGAATCCTGACGATAACGACCCGAACCTTGTGTTCCAGTTAGTTAAGCCAGAATTTAGCAAGGCAGACCGGAAAAGTGTAGCAGAATGTATTGAACGTATCGGCAAGAAAGGCAGTCGCCCGATGTTCTTCGCAGCAGAGGAGTTGTCTATGCTGAACGAAATGCTAGCTATTCACAATCGCGGTGTCCTCAATTTCTATGAGGAATTGTCTCGCAAGTATCTTAAACTTAGTGAGACTGTACGAGATATGATGGACCAGTCAGCACGTATGGAACTAGAATACCAACGGCAGTGTGGCGTAGTTTCTGATGAATCTGAAGTTACACTCCAGGTAAACTTGGAAGAATCTGCAGAGTAAGTAAGCTATGAGCAGAATATCTAAATCTAGAGTTGATCTTCTGCAAATACTTATTAACACTGAGCCTACCATATTAGCTAAAGTTCAGAGTTGGGACGGAAGCTCTAAGATAACTCCTAATGCTACTTCTGTAAGAGAGGATGGTCAGGTCTTCTTTTACTATGGCAAAGGACCTTTATGGTGGCAACGGCTATTGAATACTTATGAATCGGTGAGTATTCTTGATGTAGCAATTCGTATTGCAGATGCAATAACTGGTTCTGGTGGAACTAGGAATGAAATAGCTTTCAATGGTATTACACAAGCATTACTTGAGGAAGCAGTAAAAAATCGTGATCTCGATTGCGTTATAGATATCTTATTCGATAACTTGAGAACAGCTTCGACTGGAGAGCTGCGCTCTAAATATATCAATAAGGAAGCTATTGAAAAATTCGCAAAAGAGAAGGGCCTAACTGGCAAAGTAGTCATTAGTGATAATACTTTTGGCTTTGCTGGTATTGAAATTAGACCAGGCGTAGTTATACCTGTAAAACTAGGCAAGGTTAAAACTTTATAATATTTGAATTGGAATATTATCTAAGAAACTATATATTTTCACGGGGTGAATTGGCCCCGTTTAAATACAGTACTGTAGCTCAATTGAATAGAGCATCAACCTTCTAAGTTGACGGTTATGGGTTTGAGCCCCATCAGTACTACACTAGTAGACGTAATTTGGTCAAGTATTAACTTAAAAAAATCAACTTGAACATGAAATCAATTACATCTAAATATATTATTACACGTCGTAAAGAACTTAGTAATGAGATTACTAAATACTGGAATATTATCAAGAATGAAAATGTTATCCCTACGGGAGCTAAGCGTAACTTTGATTTGAAGGCGCTGATTCTTGACATCCAAGCAAAAGCAGAAGAACGTATCCTATTGAAACTGTACTTACAGTGTATCAATATGGGTTATAAGAAGTTCTCTGAGTTACCAATAACTAACAACTATCTTGATATCTTTACTTTGTCAGAGAAGCAAGAACAGTTGTTTCACTTAAGTAAGATTAAGACTCTTGATCCTAAACTTAAGCGTGCTAAAGGCAAGAAAAACTTAGATAAGACAGAAGAATTAACTTCTGCCTATATTATTAGTTTGAAGGCTAAATTACAGCTGGAAATAAATGCCTTGAACAAGAAGATTGAAGACTTCAATAATGGTGCAGAACTCAATATTGAAGAAGCACCGTTATCATTAGCAGCATAAAAAAATGAAAAAAAGTATATTATATACGTAAAAGTTTTTTTTGAAAGTAGCAGTAAATTTGAGAATAGAGTAAATTCTATTCTCAAAGATATTGCTGATAACAATACCATAGATTCAGTAAGTTGGAATAACAAAGCTATCATGGTATATTATGAGATAGAGAAAAAGAAGCCAGCAATAAAAGGCTTTAGTAAATAACCATTAAAATTATCAAGATTATGAAAAAGAATAAGAACTTTAAGATAAAGAGACAAACTTTAAGAAATCAGAAACGATCAGTTAAAGCTAAAAAGCGTAATTATCCCAGAATAGTAGTAGGTAGCAAGTTCGTCAAGAAACACTGTCCAGTAGAAACTACAAGGGATTTCGAGATCGGTCCGTCTTTAGTAACTGTAGTTAAAGATGGGAAAACAGTAGAATGGAACTCTTGGAGTTCTAAACAGAAACAACAGCCTACTAAAGTAGCTATTGAAGCTATGAAGGAGAATAAGGCTATAGTACAGTCTAAGAAAGAACGTATCAAACAAATTCTTATGAAAGCAGGCTATGATCCAACTGTGAACTATACCCGTAAAGAGAAGAAGAAATTTACTCGTATAGTTAAAGACAACTTATTTGTCAAAGCTAAACCTACTACGCTTACTATAAAGCAGATAAAGGATAAGTTGAAAGCTAATCGAGCAGCCAAAAAAGCTGAATTAGCAAGTAGGAAGGCTAAACTTGCAGAAATGCAGGCTAAATTTGAAGAAGAAGCTCGTAAGCCTTTACCCAGTAAGGAAGGCAAACAAAAAGGCTTTACAGCGGCTGAATTAGCTGTTAAAGAGAAGCCTAACAAGCGCAAATTTAAGTATACTGTACAGAGAAGACGTAGTGACGATGAAAAACGTGTCTATGACTTCAAGACAGACTACTTTATTGCACTTACAAGAGACGATGCCAAAAAGAAAGCAGCAATAGAAGCAAAGAAGTTTAAAAAAGATACTTCATTTGCCGGTATTACTGTACAAGACATAGAGGGTGATAATAACATCATCTACTATGACGGTAAATCATTATTAGCAGCTTAATTATTAACTAAAAATTATCAAGATTATGGGAAAGCAGAATTATACAGAGTGGAAATTAGCAGAAGCTAAAAGAATCAGACATAAAGCATGGAAAGATGAGCGTGATAAACGCTTAGCACAAAGTGTAGCTGATAAAGAAAAGAATAAGGATAAAAAGCCAGAAGACTGGTCAAGTCCGAGATTGAAAGAGCTTCGTGCAAAGAAAAAAGCACAGGCTAAAGAACAAAAAGCTAAACAATTAGCAAAACAAAAAGAAGCAAGGCTTCGTTTAGAGAAACCTAAATGTCCCTTGAAATTCTTATCATTCTATGAAGGTAGAAATAAGAACAGAAAACAGCATGTTGGAGGCTGTAAAGGAAAAGATAAAAGAACAGCTGATACAGCATCTAGCTGTAGCTATTATCGTAAGGTAATTAAGCCTATGCTTAGAGCAGCTTAATTCTTCGTTTTTTTTTCATGAAGTTCTTGTACCAGAACTAAAATGGTACTGTTTTCCGTGTAGCTTAAGAAGAGGTTAGAGCCGCAGCAAAATGTAAGTCTGTGTGATTGTGTCAGTTCGAGTCTGACCACGGAATCTAACTAATATTTTTGATATGATTATACGCGACAAGAAGGTCTATGTATATGATATTGAAGTATTTCAAAATATCTTTCACTGTTCTGTTAAAAATACAGAAACAGGAGAAATATATAAATTTGAAATCTCTGAAAGAAAGAATCAACTAAGAGAATTAGTAAAGTTCTTTAAACAAGTAGACTCTTACATAAAATGGGGTGATTTTTATACTACAGATTTAGAAATAAAATCTGAGGTTATCTTCTGTGGATACAATAATCTACATTATGATAACCCTATAGTAAATTATATTATAGAGTATGAAGATAAACTCATGAGTTATAATGTAGCTACAATATGTAGTTCTATATTTAACTTAAGTAGGACTATTACTACTTCTACAGAAGATAATATAGAAGCTTGGAAACATTGGAAGTATCAGATTTGGTTTGATACTTTTGATTTACTTACTATGCTTTACTCTAATAAACTTAGAGTAGGTTTGAAAGAAATCCAAGTAACTATGCAATATCCTAATGTACAAGAATTTGTATGTGATTGGAGTAAGCCTCTTCCATTAGAAGATTTTGACAATATGATTGATTATAATATCAATGATATAGAGTCAACTGCAGAGCTTTTAAATAGATGTAAGAAAGATATTGATTTACGTATAGCTATTGAAGATGAATATGGAGTACGAGTCCTTAGTAAGGACGGTGTAAACATTGGAATGAAGATTTTAACTCAAAAATATCTTGAAAAAACAGGTTTAACCTGGTGGGATATTGAAGGATTAAGATCACCAATGGATTATATACCACTAAAGGATGTAATACTACCGTTCATTAAGTATGATAGTCCTATTCTACAAAGAGTATTAGATGATATGAAAAGTCAGATAGTATCTCCTGGTAGGAAAGGTTATGAAAATAACTTCATATTTAATGGTTTGCGCTATACTGTGGGAGTAGGAGGGATTCATTCTAAAAATGATCCTGAAATCATTATTCCTAAAGAAGACGAAATGCTAATCGACATTGATGTTGCTTCACTATATCCAAGTATGCTAATAGAATATAAGTTCTATCCTAAGCATCTTGGTCCAGAATTCTTAGAAGTATATTCTCAAATTAAAGATGAAAGAATAGAAGCTAAGCATAATGGAGATAAAGTGAAGAATGAGACATTAAAGTTGGCATTGAATGGTTTGTCAGGTAATCTACAAAATCAACATAACTTCTGTTATAGTCCTTTTGCAGTAATGCAAATTAGAATAAATGGACAGTTATTATTGCTAATGTTAGCTGAAAGGCTAACACAAATAGGATGCCGAATCGTCCAGGCAAATACTGATGGTTTATTTGTATTACTTAAGAAAAGTATATATGAACAGGCTAACAAGATTTGTCAAGAATGGGAACAACTTACAAGACTTACTCTTGAAGAAGAGCGTTTTGAAGCTATGTACCAATATGCAATTAATGACTACATTGCAGTTAAAGAAGGATATAAGGAAACTAAAAATCCTGATTTAATTAAGACAAAAGGTATGTTTATTACTAAAGTACTATTAGGTAAGGGATTATCTGCAAAGATAATACCTGAAGCTATTATAAAGTACTTTGTAGATGGTATACCAGTAGAAGACACTATAAAAGGATGTACAGATATACGTAAATTCTTAATGTCTGAGAAAACTGGTAAACAATGGCATGTTGAATACATGAACCAAGAACAACAGCGAACTAATCGTTTCTATGCATCTACTAATGGTGGATACTTATGGAAATGGAAATATACAGGTCATGCAGAAGGTGAAGTAGTAGAATACTATGAACCTTATGTAGGAAGACAAAGCTATATTGCAAAAGAAAAGTCATATCAGAATATGCTTACTGCATCTGGTGTTACTCTTTTAAATAAGTTCGATGATAAACCAATTGAAGAGAGAAAGATTAACTATAGGTATTATATTTATGAAGCCTATAAGATAATTCGAGACTTAAAACCGTTACAACTGAGCCTATGGGATTAACAAAGGCTTTACCAAAATATTTCAAAGAACTATAAGCTCATATTTAAATATGAGAATATGATTTTAGAAATAGATACTTCTATCTTAGATAGAATACCCAACCTAACTATTAATCAATTAGTATTCCTAACTATCGTATTGAGTGATATCAAAACAATCAATCAAGACATTCAGAGACTTCTCAGCCTAGTTAATGAAGAAGAAATACGAGAGTTAGAGCATTTAGGTTTAATCTCTATCCAGTATGATGGAGATACCAAAGTCATAAATAAAACAAGCAAATTGGTTGAACTTCTAAAAGAAGATAAAACTATGTTTGATGAATTTTATGACCAATTTCCAGTTTATGTTATGAGACCTGATGGAACTAAAGGTTTCCTCAGAGCAAATGTAAACAAATGTAGAAAAGAGTATAATCGTATAGTAGGCAAAAGCAAAGCTATGCATCAACATCTTATTAATTGTCTTAAATTTGAGATAGATAACAAGATGATGACTGGTAAAATGGGTTATATGAAAACTATGTGGAAATGGCTTACTCAACACGAGTGGGAAACCTATGATGAACAAATGAAATTAGATAAACCTTCAACCATAGATAACTATAATTATGGAACAGAACTTATCTAAAACACTACCATTCCGTCATATATCTTCAGCTACAAATGAAGCAGTAGAGTATATACGTAGAAGAAAAAATCATGAGATTATTTCACTACGTACAAGATGGAATAAGTTCAATAAATCCTGTATGGGCGGTATTGAACCTAATACGATATATACTATAGTAGGTATATCTGGTAGTGGTAATAGTGTATTTTAAACGATATACGAAACTATAGTAATTCATATACGTTTGTATTATAAAATACAAAACATTATGAAAAAAGTAAGAACTATAGCTAATTTTAATATATTTGATAAAATTGATTCAGAAGAAAAAGCTTATTGGCTTGGTTTTATATACGCAGATGGAAATATTGCTTCTATAAATACTAAAAATATACGGCATAATTTTGAATTAAATTTATCCAGTAAAGATTTAAAACATTTAGAAAAGTTTAATAATTTTATATCTTCTAATAAAGATATAAGAATAGAAAAA